ATATAAAACTAATGTAATGGACAAAACTTTGATACCTGATGTACTTGCACTTTCAGGCCTATTTCTTTTCACAGGCGCCGAGGTCGGAATAGAAAATACAATACTCGAAATTATTAGCAAATTCGGAGTGGTTGCTGTACTTTGGTACTGGCTGCAAAATATGAAGACGCAGATTAAAGAGCAGATGACGCACTTTAGTGTAGAAACGGAAATGTTAAGGAAGGAACACAAAGAAACGCTGACAGACTTTCACGAGATACACAAGGAGCACAAAGACCTAATGAAACAACAAATTGAAGTAAAGGATCAGATCATTAGAGACCTGCAAAGCAAAATCAAAGGATAGTGTTTAAAAATAAATTAGGTTACTATTTAAAAAATTAAGATATTTGTTATTCACTAACGAATATCTTTTTTTATATGCAACAACTTGAAACAGTAATAAGTAAGTTACAAAACTCTTTTAAAGATTTATACTTTAATGAAAAGAAACATCTTTATACAGTAGCAGATAAAATACTCCCATCAGTAACAGGGTTAGTTAAATATCATGCACCTATGTTTGATGAGCATGCAAAATCTGAATCTACAGCAAAAAGAACAGGAGTAAGTCAAGAACAAGTATTGCAAGAGTGGAAAGATAAAAGAGATAGTGCTGCAATTCATGGTACTGCTGTACATACTTATGCTGAAAAATTATTAGATGATTTAACTATTAAACCTAAGAATAATCAACAGAGAGCTGTAAGGGAATTTTTATTACATAACTTAAACTCTAAGTATGAGTTACTTGCAGCAGAAATTAAAATGTATTCTCCTACTTATGGTTATGCAGGTACTTGTGATTTACTGATGTGGGATATAGAAAAAGAATGTGTAGTACTGTTTGATTATAAAACAAATATACAATTAGATGATCAGTATGGAAACTTATTACATCCATTTCCATACTTACCTAATACAAACTTTAATAAATATCAGATACAATTATCTTATTATCAATTGATGTTAGAGGAAGCAGGGATAGAAGTTCAAGAAAGGTACATTATTTGGTTAAAGAAAGATGGGGAGTATGAAATAAGAAGTTGTACAGATTTTACTCAAATTTTAAAAACTTATTTAACATGACAGTAGGTGAAGCTATACAAAGGATAGTATCATTGTATTCTAAAGGTGTACATTCTGATGATAAAAGATTAAGTTCAAGACATATTTACAACAAACTTAAAACAGTAAGAAGTAGATTGTTGTATGAAAAAATAAATAAAAAGCAGTTTATCTCAAGTATAAACTACAATGTAATGCCTTGCATTGAAATGATAAAAGCTGAGATACATGAATGCCCTTGTATTCCACCATTAGGTTGTTGTATTTGGAAAAGTAAGTATCCTTTACCTGCACCTATTAGTGGTATTAATGGACACATTATTAGAAGTGTTACATCATTAGATGGTAATATTGTATTTTCAGAAATAACCTGGCAAGATAAGAAGTATAAACAGTATGATAAATATACTGCTATGAAACCTGACTTTTTTATTTCTAATGAACATTTATACATTACAGCTAAGAATGAAACTATTGTAGTAAGAGCTGAGATATTATTAGAAGATCCATTAGAGGGAGAAAACTTTATAGGCTATTGTCCTACAATCAACAATTGTTTAGCTAATTATGATAAAGAATTTCATTTAGATAACTCTATGTTTGATCCACTTATTGAGTTAACAGTACAAGAACTTATATCAATATTTAATCAAAATCAAGAAGACTCTACTAACAATACTAAAGATAGTCCTGAACAAACTACTAAGTAATATGAAAAAACAATTAGAAAGTTTTGCAACATCATATAAAAATTATAAGAAAATCAATGGATGGTTTGCACCATTAAATAGAATTGAATATCTTAAGTTAATGAATGGTTTTGCTGAACACATGATGGAAGAAGTATTAAAAGGTAAAGCAGTAGTTATTCCTGAAAAACTTGGAATTGTACAGGTTATAGGTAAAAAAACAAAAGTTAAAGTCACTGAGAATGGAATAGAAGGACTTACTCCTGACTGGATTTCAACTAAGAAATTGTGGAGAACTTGTGAAGAGTGTAAACAAAGGAAACAAAAAATATTTTTCTTTAATGAACATAGTAATGGAATAAGGTATAGGTTTATGTGGTCAAGACATAAGATGTTAATTTGGACTAAAAAGTTATACACCTATGTTCCTAACAGAATGAGTAAAAAGAAATTGTTTAAAGCAATTAATGATGGTACAGAGTATCAATTAGTTGAAGGTAGATTTTCATTAAATGGTTTTAAATCTAAAAATTTATGAGTGGGGAAGTTTCATCTTTTGTATCTATAAACAGAATCTTAGCTAAACTTAGAAGAGATTTTGGTTCACTACAAAGTATATCAGAATCAGATGTTATAGAGTGGACAGCAGAAGCACTTCAAGCTATTGGTGCAATTACTTTATATGAAGAAGCAGTAGCATTTATTGAAATTAAAGATCATCAAGCATCTTTACCTAATGGGTTACATGCTATTGTACAAATAGCAAGAAATGTTTGTTGGAATGATGATAACAAATGTGGAGTATGTCCATCTGAAGTAGTAAGTGTTGCTACAGTACAAGGAGAAAATGAAATACTTCCTGTACCATTAAATTGTGATGGACAACCTATTCAAGATTATGAGTTAGCTTATTATAGACCTTACTTTGATATGAGAGATGAAGTAGGTTACTACTCTTCTACTTACTTATATAATAATTGTTTTTCAGTAGTAAGATTAGCTAATCACACTTTCTTTAATAGTTTAGTTTGTGATGTACCTGATCAAGATAAATTATACAATGAAGGTTCAGGTATGTTTTCTGAATACACAATTGTTAATGGTGATACTTTAAGATTATCTTTTCCTGTAGGTCAAATAGTACTTAGTTATGTAAGACAACAGGTAGATGAAGATGGTTATCCAATGATACCTGATCATTATGCATACACTACTGCTATTACTAAATATATAGTAATGAAGTTAATGGAAAGAGAGTTTTATGCTAATAGAGATGGTGCAGTAGGTAAGTTACAAAAAGCAGAACAGGATTGGCATTGGTATTGTAAGCAAGCAAGAAATAGAGCAATGATGCCTAAAGGTGTAGATGCTTGGCAGAATATCTTAGAGCAAAGACAATACTTGCTTCCAAGAATGAACAGGTACTATGGGTTCTTTGGTAAAATGTCAAGACCTGAATCACGTAAGTTTAATGATCCTGATTCAAGAAACTATTTTAGAGGTAATTATAATACATTTATCTAATGGAAAAAAATGTAAATAGACCAAATAAAGGTATGATGCAGGATGTAAATCCTATAGATCAACCTAAAGAAAGTTATAGATATGCATTAAATGCTGTAAATGAAACTAATGTAGGAGAAAGAAATATTCTTAGTAATGAGAAGAGTAATGAAGAATGTTACTCTCTTCCTGAAGGACATTATCCTATAGGTAAAGTTTACACTAAAGATGCTGAAGTAGTTATATTTAGTATTAATGGTGGTGTCAATGGTATCAGTGAAATTGGATTAGTAAGAAATTGTACTTATACTACTATTGTAAATTCTGTTTGTTTAGGATTTAGTATTGAATATCAGATAGATGCAACATATAGATTAAGAAGGGGTTGTGAAACAGTAATCTATTTTACTGATGGATTAAACTCTGTAAGACAAATTAACTTTGCTAAGTTAGAAGATTATTATAGTGATGCATACATTACATATTTAGAATCTCCTATCCCACTTCCACCATTTACAGGTGAAAAGTGGAACTGTACTAAATTTAATTTGATTCAGGATTTTAAAGTTCCTTGTTTTTCTGAAGGTCAAATAATTAATGGTGGTTCTATTGCAGCAGGTTCATATAACTTTGCTATTCAATTACTTAATGAAGATGGTAATGCTACTAATTGGATAGTAACATCAAGACCTATTAATATTTATCATGATAATACTTTTGCACCATATAATAATATTAATGGTTCATCTCAATTAGAGTATGATGGGTTAGCAGGTGTACCAAATAATACTTCTAAATCTATACAACTTATTATATCTAACTTAGATGTTAATTTTTCATATTATAGAATTGCAGTTATACAAGCAACTCAATTTACAGGAATAGTAAATAAAACAATTGTATCTCCTGATATACCTATAACTCAAGAAACATTTATTTTTGATGGTGGATTAAATGGTTATACAGAAATCTCTGTTGAAGAAATTAAACCAGGTAAAATTGATATTGAAGTTGCAAAGCATATTGAGCAGTTAGAAAATAAATTATTACTTGCTAATACAAAAGGTAAACAAGTAAATTTTTGCAGCTTTCAACAATATGCTTCTAAAATACATTCTCGTTATATTGTAAAAGAAGTAGGTGATACTGACATTAGTGAAACAGGTAATCCTAAAAATCCATTAAGTCCATTTGAAGTTATTGGATTTATGGGTGGTGAAGTATATGCTATGGGTATAGTATATGTATTTGCTGATGGATTTGAATCTCCTGTTTATCATATTCCTGGAGCACCTAAAAATCAAAGATGGAATTGGAATACAGAAGATTGTGAAGTTACAGATGATGATAGTATAATAGATCCTTGGACTCATGACATAGAACATATTGTACCTAATACTCCTTCAGCTATTAGTGCATATAATATTACTCCTTTTGTAGAAAAATGGAGAGTAAAGGAAACTGCATATAACTATGGTGGATTAGAAGGACAAATGGCATATTGGGAATGCAGACAAAATATTTATGAAGATATTGATTCTTGTTCAACAGGAAATTATTGGGGAGAAGATGTGTGTGGTAACCCACTTGTAAATAGTCCTATAAGACATCATAGGTTTCCATCAAGAGTTTTAGAACCTCATGTAGATAATGATAATTCATTAAATACATTTTTTAATCTTATTGTAACTGTTACTTTAAATGATGGTCAAGTATGGCCTGAACCTGGAGATACTATTGATTTAACTGTTAACTATGAATATGATGTACCTCCACCAACTGTTCAAACTCCTGTTACAGAAAATATTGCTGAGGATGATTTAGTAGATGGAGTATACACTTTTACAGTAGATACAAGACCTGGAAGTGATACTTCATTGTATAGTAATGTATTGTTCTCAGGCACATTGTCTACTTATACAACAGAATTTACAATTACATATAGTGTACCTGAAGCTTATGAAACTTATGTAAATAGTACTACACTTAGACTATTAGGAATTAAATTTACTAATGTAGAGTATCCTCACTCTGATATTGTAGGTCATTATTTTGTTAGAGCTGAAAGAGATGATTTTAATAGAACTATTCTTGATTCAGGTATAGCAGGTAGAGCAAGAAGTACTAACACTAATGTATTTAACTATATTACATTTTCTTATTTTACAAAAGGAAATGATGATGACGATGGACATTCTTATTTACTCAATCCTAAATTTTTATATCAAAAAAGTTTAATTGTACCTGAGTATTTAAAACTTGAAAGAGAGTTTCAATTTGATAAAGTAAATTTAGGTATTAAAAAATTTGATGGAGCAGGGTCTATGTTTGTAGATGTTGACCCACTTATAGAAAGAAGAACTCAAACATATAAAGGAACACTTACAACTAACAGTGATAAAAATTACAACAAGTTAAAAATACTAAGTTCAGATGGATTATCTTATGATGATAACTATGAAATAAATAAAAGAATATATAATGTATCTTGGTCTAACAAAGTACAGATGATTAAGTTAGGTCAAACTCTTCCTAATAGAAGTGGAGATAATAATAGACATATACCTTATGTTACACTTAGAGTAGAAAGAGATGTACATTGTAACTTAAATTCTATTAAGTATTACAAGATGCATAACTGTATGTTAGTTTCAAATTCTACTGAAGATGATTTTGGAATGTATTCAGGAGATGTATCTATTACACATTACAATCTTTCTAATTCTCTTTTAAGAGAAATGTTTAATGGTATATTAGGAGAATTAGTTTTAGCTTTAGCTATTATTGCAGCAGCAGTTACTATTGTACTTACAGCAGGAGGAGCATCAGGATTAGCAGTATCAGCAGTACTTAGTGCAGCAGGTATCCTTATTCCTGTTGCTTTACCTACAATTATAGCTATTACTGCAATTACAGTAGGTGCTATTGGAATAACAGCATTAGTAGTTAAAGGATTTGTAGATGCATTTAAACAAACTGAATTAGATAAAACTGTTATAGATACTGAATTAGATGATTTGTTTACAGGGTTGCTTGGTAATTTTATAGCACTTGCAAATGAACATCTTATAGGTGTATATGTAGAATCAGAAGTTAACACTGCTTTAAGGCAAGAAGAAAGTCATACTTGTGGAGTTTATTACAATTATCAATATCCTAAAATCATAGATTACTTTGTTGAAAGATGGTTATACTATGATGAAACTGAAAAGAAATGGTTGTATAAAGGATTGTGTTGTCCTGAAATATATCATTACAATGTTGACTTTAGTAGAATGGATAAGCAAAAAGTTTATTTTTCATTACCATCTAATTATGAATGTTGTTCAGATTGTTTAGAATCTTTTCCTGATAGAGTGTATTATTCTGAAACAAGTTTTCAAGAAGAGTTAAGTGATAACTATAGAATATTTTTAGCTAACAACTATAGAGATATAGAAGCAGAGCATGGTGGTATTACAGCATTGATAAGGAAAAACAATGCATTATTTGTACTTACAGAAGAATGTCTATGGCATTTACCACAAAATGTACAACAAGGTATTGTAAATGAAATAGTTACATTTATAGGTACAGGAGAATACTTTAGTATTCCACCAAGAAAAGTAGTAGATTCTGATTTAGGTGTAGCAGGCACAACTAATAAATGGAGTACAATTAAATCACCATTAGGTATATTTTTTATATCTGAAATAGAAAAATCAGTTTACTTAGTAAGTGGTGTAGAGGGTGGATTAAAGAAAATATCTAATGAAGGAATGTATAATTGGTTTACTGAGTATTGTAAGTTATACTTAGATGAACAGTTTATTAATACTATAGGACAACATTTTCCAAATAGAGATAATCCAAATAATCCTAATGGTATAGGATTTCATAGTGTATATGATCCTCGACATCAAAGAGTTATAATTACTAAAAGAGATTATGCAATTAAACAGGCTTATTTAGCAAATTTTCAAATAGTAGATAGTTCAGTTGAAGCTCCTGAAGGATTGAGTATAGGATTATATTATGACAACATCATAAATACTTTTGTTTATTACAACATAATAAAGTTTAGTAGTGTATTTTTTAATAATGAAACTTATTTTGAAAATAAATCATTTACCATTAGTTACTCATTACTAACTCAAACTTGGATAAGCTTTCATTCTTACTTACCATTGTTTTATTACTTTGATCAAAAGACTTTTTACTCTTCAAAAAATAATGTAATCTTTAAACATAATATACAAGGTAACTATCAGAAATTTTATAATGTATCATACCCACATATTATAGAAACTGTATCAGTATCTAACTCAATGACTACAAGATTATGGGAGGATATTACATTACAAACTGTAGCTAAAAAGTATGATGCTGCTTTAGATGAGTACTTTGATGAAAAAGATGTAACATTTAATTACATAACATTATATAATTCAAGACAGATTAGTGGTGAACTTCAGATGAATGTTAAAGATATTCAAGCTAATCCTGAAGATTACTTTGAACAACAAACTACTAATGATGTATCACAAGTTGTAATTGATAGAAAAGAAAGAGATTGGCACATCAATGATTTTAGAGATATGAGATCTAATTATGCAGTTCCTATGTTTACAAAAGATTGGAGTTCAATAAGTTCTGTTTATCCTATTGATAAAGTAGTTAATGTAGCAGCTATTAATGTAAATAAGAATTGGTATGATCAAGAATCTTTTAGAGATAAATATTTGATTATGAGATTAAGATTTTCTAACTTTGATGATGTAGAGTTAAGTACTAACTTCACATTAGAAACAGAGCAACCATCTATCAGATAAATTTCAGATTAAAATGAAAAATAATAATAGAGCTGAAAAATTTTTAAGTTATTTATATAAGATGGGAATAGGTGGTACTGTAGGTGATCCTGTAGACCCACAAGCATCTTTTAAGAAAAGTGTTCAACAAGCTAAAGCACATGCACAAAATCCTATAAGGTTAAAAAGATTACAGTTTGAAACTTCTCAAATACCAGGTGGAGAAACTGCTGAGAATATTGTAAAACAGAATTTAGAGAATTTAAGTGAAGCATCATTAGCTACTCCTGAAGAGATAGCTAATGATGATTTTCTTAATCAAATGCATAATCAAAATAAAAGTAAAAACTCTAATGCTTACTTTGTAACTCAACATGGATTTTATCCTCCTGAAATGGTTAATGGAAAACTTCAACAAGAATTTGCAGGATCAAGGTATAATAAGACTGTATATAATGATTCTTTAGAAGATATTGAAAAAGACTACACAGACCAACATGAATTAGTACACAATATGAATAACCCAAGAGTAGGGTATAATAATCCTTATGATTTATTTGGGAAAATTGTAGGTCAAAAAGGAGAACCTGTTGATTTGTATAAACAAATAAATAGTATTAATCCTTATGCTAAATCTCAGATTAAAGCAAATACAATAGTTGATTCTGATAAATATTATGATAACCCTGATGAAGTATTAGCAGGTAAAAGACAAGTAGAGTTAAGACTTCAAAATGCACCTGTAGGAACATTTGTTAAACCTTGGCAATATGGTGATCCTGTAACTGAAGAACATTTTAATTACATGATGAAAGGTGCTAATGAAAGTAGTATGATGAAAGGTGCTATCTTTGGTAAAGATAAAATTAATAACCAAACAGAAGCTGAAACTAAAGCTGCACAACTTAGATTTCAAGAGTTGATGAAACTTGCACAACAGAAACAAGTTAATCCATTAGGTATTCAAACTGCTGCAATGGGTGGAGTAATAGGTAATAAAATAAATTGTAGTTGTGGTTGGTCATGGAAAATATCTGATGGTGGAAATGACCCATATACTTGTCATAAATGTGGACAAGACAATAGTTCTAAAACAAATAATCAAAAAGAAAGCACAATACAAAATAATATGAGAAAGAAAATGGCTTTTGGTGGAATAGCTCCACTCTTTGATATTGCTTCTGATGTATTACTTAATGGTACAATGCAAGCTGTAACAGGTATGATTAAATCTATTAGAGATCCTGAAGTAGAAATGAGAGCTACAAAACCTAATACAGGTTTTACTATGGCTACAGGAGGAGTAGTTGGTGGTGACCCAATTAAGAAAAAAAGAATGAAGTCAGGAGAATATGTAACTGATGAAGTAGTTGTTACTGCTAAAAAACCTACAATGTATGAAAAAAGGGTAAAGGCAGCAGGTAAGGATTCTAAAAGATATAGAAGTTTAGGAAGTGATCTTGCAGCTCCAATTATAAATAATATCCCTGCTACAATTGATAAAAAAGATTCTTTTGTTGAAAATATTTTAGAATATACACCTATTATTGGAAATGCATTAAGTCTTGATGATGCTTATGAAGCAGGTAGAAATATGTTTTATGAAGGAAATTCAAATGGTACTTTTAATAACATATTAGGCATGTCAGGTGTATTTCCAGCTGGTAAAGCTGGTAATTTTTTTAATACTAATAAATATTTAGAAACAGTTGGTGATGCATTAGGAACTACCAGTGTAATGAAAGATGTTTATCAAGATAATCTTTCTCCAATGTTTTCTCAACCTAAAACTAAACAAATTGCACCTCAAACTCCTATGGCACTAAAACAAAAAAGAATGGGTGGTATGATAGACCCATCAATGTATATGCAACAAATGATGTATGGTTCTTATGGTATGGGTGGACAAGTACCTAACCAAGTACCGGTTGAAGTAGAAGGAGAAGAAATGTATGAAATGCCTAATGGACAAGTAGGAGAATTTCAAGGACCAAGTCATGAACAAGGTGGTATTATACCTGTAGTTAATGGAAAAAAAGGACTTCCTGAAGGTACTAAAGTATATTCTGATAGACTTAAAGGTGAAAATGGTAAATCTATGGCAGAGAGAAAAGAGATTAGAGAAAGAAATATAAAGAAGTTGGAAAAGTTGTTGGGTAAAAATCCATCTGATAAACTGTTAAAGGATACTTTAAAAAGACAACAGACTACTGCTGCTTCTGAAGAACAAGGTGATATGGCTATGCAAGAGCAAGCTAATCAACAACAACAAATGCAGGAACAAGCAATGATGCAGGAACAAATGATGGGTAGCTTAATGCAGAATCCTGAAATGATGATGGCATTAGGTGGATATGTACAACGTATGGCAAATGGTACACCTCCTGAAGGATTAGGTAAGATGTATACTGGGTATGGTAGTTATCCATCTTATTTTTATAAAAAACAAGAAAGAGATGTTAATGGAAAGTATACAGGGCCAAATTGGAGTTATTTTAATCCAGCAGGAAAAGAAAGTGATTGGGTAAATATTGATCCTAAACATTCTGCTTATACTGAATTAAAAAATATGGAAGAAAGTAAAGATGCAAATAAATATTTTTTAGCTGATTCTAAAAGGTCAGCTTACAGTATGATGGGTGGCCCACACCAAAATGTAGGACTTGATGGAGAACCAATTACAATGGGTTCAGAAGCACCTGATGGTAACTATAATGGATATAAATTTCCTCAAGTAAAATTTAGAGATTTTCAACAAGAAGAACATAATGCTAAAAGAGATGCTTTTCAAAAAGCACAAGAAGAAAGAAATACTGCACCTAATAATCAACTTGGTGTACCTGATAAAAAAGAAGAGGGCATTCCATTTGAACAGGTTGGAGGAGATATAAACAATCCATATTCGTACTTTGAACTTTATGGTGATGACAATGCTCAAACATCTACAGGAACTAATCCTTATGATGTAATGAATAATGTATTAGGAAATACATTAGGAAATATTTCTCGTTCAAAAGACCCATATATTAATACTAAAGGTGGAATGATTCCTAATCCATTCTACAATGAAGTAATTGGTAATAAAATGTTACCTGAAGAAGACTCTAAGAAACCTAATAAGTTTATGAACTTTTTAAATAATGCAGTAAGCCAAACAGGTGATTTTTTTACAGGAATGTTTGATAAAAATGGTAAACCTAAAAAAGATAAATCTGCTAAAGGAAAAGATGCAAGTAGTGAATATGATTTAACTCGTGGTGATAAAATGGGATTAGCTGCTAATATGAAAGCTAAGTTATTTCCAATGGCAAACACTATGGTTAATAGAATGATGACTCCTCCTGAAGTAAATGCTTATAGAGAATATGGTGCTGAAGGATTAAGAGCTATGCAAGAAGCACAATCACTTGCAGGTATTAATAGAGATAAGCAATTAGCTGATATTAAATTAGGAGAAGAAGCTGGAAGACAAAGGGGTAGAAATTCTGCAAGGGGTGTAAATACTTTAAGAGCAGAAAATGTTCTTTCTGATATGGCATCTAATCAAGCACAGAATCAAGCTTATAATGCTTATGCTCAACAGATGATGCAGTTGTTAGGTCAAAAAGCAGGAATGGAAAATCAACAAGATTCTGTAGTAATGGGTGGTGAAGATAAAAGAGCAGAAAGAACATTGCAAAACTTGGATAATTTTCACACTCAACTTGGTACTGATATTACTACAGGTATTGAATCTGATCTTAATAATGCTAAAGCTTTAAATGTAGCTCATGGTAATCAACAGATTATGGCATTACTTCCAATGTTGTCAAGATATGGTATTGGTATTAGAGATAATGGAAAAGGTGGCTATGATTATTATGATGTTAAGACTAATACTCCTAAAGATGAAAAGGAAGTTGAAGAAATTGTTACTCAAAAACCTGAAGAGATTAAAGTAATACCTGAAAAAAAAGCTTTTGGAGGAGTAGTTAAAAAGTCTAATAATAGGTTTACAAATAAGTTTAACCATATAATGAATCGTAAATAATCATGGGAAGATTTTATAAAACATCAAAGCCTGAGCTTACAGATTTTATGTATAAGCTCCCTGAGAAAGCATTGTTTGCTGCTGTAGAAACTGCTGATAAAAAATATGAAGATCAGGTTAAATATCTTACTGATTTAGAAAAATATCTTAAGGTTAATGCACAGGAAGCTGATGTATCAAGAAGAGATGAATTATTAAAAGAAGCTGATGCTAAGATTAAAGACTTTACTTATAAACTTCAATCAAGTCCTTCTGCTGCTTTAAATAGTATGGGAGAGATTAGAGGTTTTGGTCAGAAGTTACATGAAGATTATACAAGGGGAGAATTAGCAGGAATAGGTGCTGCTTATGATGCTGAAGAAGCTTGGGTAAAACAGGAAACTGAAAGGATGACTAAAGATAAAGGTAGAGTGTTAACAGCTGACATTGAAGATTTTAGAAGAGTCTTTAATGAAAATTATAATAAACCTATCTATGAAACAATAGTTGACCCCGAAACAGGTAAAGAAACTAAAAAGTTTACAGGTTATGGTGGTGGATTAGGTTGGGATCCAAAAACAAGAAAAAGTAAAAATAGCTTTGCAACAGAGAATATTGCAAGCTATATAGATGCTGAAGATGTAGCAACAAAAGCTGTAATTCATTGGAAAGAAGATAGTGATAAAATTCACAACACTCAAGTTAAAGGAAATTACTTAGTAAGTACTGTTGATGGAAAGGTAGTTGCAAATGCAAATGATATTTACAATACAGCATACGATGCTCTTAAGAATAATGATGAACTTATGGGTAGGTATAATCAAAGAGTTAAATATGGTTTAATGTCAGAAGAAGATTTATATGGAAAAATAAATCCTAAAACAGGAGAACATGTAGGTTATCCAATTATTGATAAAGAAACAAAAAAACCAATTATCAATAAAGAAACAGGTGAACCTGAAGTACACAGAGATGAATTTGGTAGAGTAATTCCTGTAAAAGGTGGAATACTTTATGAAACTGCTATGGGTGCTGCTAAAGAATTTGGATTTAATCGTACAGAAAGTGGTATTACAGGTTTGCAGGAAACTGAAGAATATAAACAAAGTCTTCAGTTAGATAAAGAAAAACAAATGGCAACTTTTAAATTAGCCTTAGAGAAGCCACAGATTGATAAAGAAAATCAAGAAACTGTTTTAAGTACATATAACCTTACTGATGATAATGGTAATCCTGTAGCAGCATCAAGAGATGCTTTAAATAAAAACATTGCTCGTAAAAAAGATGGATTAAATGGTAAAGCAGCAAATACTCAATTATCAATTATGAAATCTTTACCTGCTGATAAGCAACTTAAGTTTAATGAGTTATGGACAGCAGCAGTTAAATCAGGTAATTTTAAAGCAGTAAGTAAATTTGCAACAGAAAATGACATAGGATTAAAAGATGGTTCAGGTAGAAGTGTTGGGAATGCTGTTGAAGAATTTTCAAAAGAGTTTGTATCAATGAATACAAAGTTAAATAATGAAGCAAGATTATTAGAAAACACAATTGATGAAACTGCAATAAGATTAGCAAAAGAAGATATTGCAAAAAATAAAGAATCAACATATAAACCTGGCACAGCAGATTATGATGCTGAAGTATTTAAGAGAGCAAATAATTACAAACTTGATTATGAAGCTGCACAGAAAGATCCTGTTAAATCTATGCTAATTCAATTTCACCCAATGGAAAAAGGTGTAAATACTACATTATCAAATTCTTATCAAGATAATAAAAAGTATACTGTCATTACCAGTGCTAACAGTATGGGTGATCAAGTAACTCAAGCAGATAGAGATTACTATAATGTTCAAATGGCAGCATTAGCAAAGAACTTTAACTTACATGATTTGATGGGAGAAGATGGTTCAGGCAGAGTTTTTATTGGTGCAAACACTACAGGTAAGCCAACAAGCTTTACTGATTTCTTAAAGGAAAATAATATCACTGCTGCAAATTTAACTAATATGACATCAGATGGTACAATTGAAATTGAAGGTAAAGATGGTAAAAAACAATCTATTCAAGTTAAGACTGATTTTGGAATTATTCCTGAAGATGTACAAGGAGTTGGTTCTCAAGCAAGACATGTAAAAGTTACATTACAAAAAAAGAATGATGATGGTACATATAGTCTTGAAGATTATACTGTAGTGATGCCAAAGAAATCTATTAAGCTTGAACCAAGATTAGAGAAAATAACATCTGTTCTTTCAGCACAGGCTGAAGCTAAAAATTTAGAAGCTCAGGGTAATACAATGTACAGACATTCAGGTAATCAAATGAATAATGTAGATAAAGAAAAACAATTTATTGAATCAGAATTAGCACCTGAATGTAGAGTTTATCCAAATGAAACAGGTCCAGGTGGACAAGGTAAATGGGTGATAAATGGTAGAGTAATATATGGAGATGCAGGTAGAAAAGCTTATGGTGAATACTTGCAACAACAAGGAATAATAAGTTCTGATTATACACCTGGAGAATATAACAACTTAATACAAACAGGAACATCATCATCATCATCAAGTTATAAAAGAAATTAACAAATTATGCCTGATCCAATAGAACCAGTAAACCAAAGTGGTACACCAATAGATCCAACTATAAAAACAGATTGGACAAAAATTGCAAATAAGATAACTGATTCAGGCTCTGTAGCAAGTGGTAGCTATGGAGATTCACCTGTTTCTTCATCAGGTTCTGTATTAAGTTCTTATGAACAAAATGTAGAAATACAACAAATGGTTAAAGCTGCTGAACAAGAACAAAGAAATACTGATGTAGATAATTGGTGGGAAACTTTATCAAGTGGAACGGCTAATTTATTAAGTGCAACAGTAGCAGGCTTTTCAAACATTATTGGTTCTGCACCTGAAATGTTAGATTTTGGGATAGCACTTGCTACAGGTAATGCAGCAACTCACATATTAACAGGTGGGGCATCTTCAGAAACAACTAACATAAATCCTATAAGAGCATTATATGAAGGTGTAGATTTATTACTTGATGTAGAAGATGGTGATAGAAAAAATGTTTTTTCAAGAACTGCTGAAGAAATTGATGCTTACAGACAAACTTATTTCCAAACAAGAAATAGTGATGAATGGAATGCTATAGATGGTGGTTGGACAGAATATATAGTTAATCAAGGTAGTTCTGTAGTAGGTGGAATAGTTCCATTTATTGTACAAGGTATAGCTTCAGGTGGTGTATTAAGTGCATTAAAAGTACCACAACTGGCAGCTAAAGTTGCTACTGCTCATTTTCTTACATCTACAGCAGGATACTTAGCTGCTAATGAAACTTATGATAAGGTTTATGATGAAGTAATGAATGACCTTTCTCCTGAATTTAAAAGTTATAAACAAACAGCTTTTCAAGAAGCTTATGATAATGCTATAGAATCAGGAGCAAATTCACAAGATGCAGCATGGGCAGCAAGGAAAGCAGAAAAGGCAGCAATTAAACAATTTGGATTAGATAATCCTGATGTAGATAAGATTGCTAAAGCTAATGCTAAAAAAGGTGCTGCAATTACAGCAGGTGTAAACTATGTACCTATTATGGCATTAAACTTAGCTACAGCAGGTTTGTTTACAAGAGGACATTATTTATCTCAAGAATTACTTAAGAGTGGTTCAAAATGGTCAGGTAAAGAAATTTTATCTGAAATGGGTCAAGAAGTTGTTGAAGAAACTTTAATAGAAGGATTAGGTGGGGATATTGGTTATCAATATGGTGTAGGTAATAAATCTTCAATTATTCCATTTACTGATAAAGGGTATGGTTTTACAGATGCTTTTAATAACTTTTTTGGTTATGAAGAAATCAATGGTGAACAAAAGTGGAAAGGTTGGCAAACCTTTGAAACTGCTTTTTGGGCAGCAGCAGGGTCAGCAGGAACTACAGGTTATATGCAATCTCGTGATGGTGGCCCACAAGAAAGATGGGGAGGTAAAACAAAAGCTGAAAGATATGTTGAACAACAGGAGATGATTAAAAAGTGGGATTCAATTGGTAATGTTGGAAACAACATGGGATTAATTGAAAGTTTAACAACATTAAATAAATCTAACAAAGAAGTTTTAGAATTACAAAAACATCAGGAAAAATTAGTAAAAGCAGGTAAGAAAGAAGAAGCTAAAGCTGTTGGTGATAAAATATTAAGTGTTCAGGCAATGATAGCTTTTAAATCAGGTACTACTGAATCTCTTATCACAAATTATGAAAAAATAGCTAATGATACAAAAGTAGATAAAGAAATAAGAGAAAGAGCTAAAGAAGGAGTAACAATGATTAAAGACCTTGAAAAAGTATTTCAGGAGTCTATGACAAAGTATGGAAACTCTTCAGAAGTATATAACAATAGAGCTAACAATTATACTTTAAATAAACTTAATGAAACTATTGATACTGAAATTAGAGAACAAAAGGGTAAAGCAGAAACTGCTATTACTTCTGCTCTAAGAAATAATGATCTTAGTTTACGTGGTGAAATTGATATTTATGAATCAAGTGATGGTAGTACTGATGGGGTAGTTGGATTCAGCAATGTTCCTACAGGTAAAGTTGGGGTAGAAGTTGGATACAACATTGATAATTTGTTGGAAAATACTTATGCAAATGCTATTGACCCACATGAATCACAGAAGGCTGGTATCCAAGAGAAGTTCTCTAAAGATGCAATGAAGATAAAAGATGCAAGAGAACTTGTTGAGTTACAGGAAAAAAAGAAAGAGATTACTAAAATCATTGATGAAAATAACAAACAGTTTAATAAAATAACTGATCCAGCTTATCAAAGATCATTGAAAGCTCAAAACAAATTACTTACAGATGTAGAAAAAGATAGTGGGTTAGAAGATTTAAAAGGTACTGATGCCTATATGGAAGCTATTGATAAAAAGTTAGCTAAATATAAAGGTAAGATTCTTGATGAACAAGCAAGTAGTATTAGAGAACAATTTGAAGTACTTAATAATATTGAAAAAGCTGTACTTGCAAAGAAGAATGATGATAAGATAAAAGAAGCTTTAAAGAAGGAAGAAGAAGAAAAAAAGAAACTTCCACCTATAGATAAAAAGATGTTGGCAAATGTAGCAGTTAAGTTTGCTAAGAATGAACCATTGTCTGATGCTGAAAAAGAATTTGTACAGAAATATCCTGATGAAGTTAAGAAAGCAGTTGATATTCTTAAGAAGAATGGTAAACTTGATGATGAAGCAGAAATAGATGAAGATGAGGAAAGAAAAAAACTTGCAGCAGAATTAGCTGCTTTACATGAAGCATTGGGTGATGTACCCACTGATAATGAGTTGAATAAATTATTCTCTAACTTTCCCCCTGCAATTAGAGCTAAGGTATTATCAATTGTTAACAGTATAAAAAGTGCTAAGGGTGAAATAGCTGTTGCACCAATAATTAGAGTATTAGGTAAAGCTAATGCAGAATTGTTATTGCAATCATTAGTGGCTGATGGAAAATTGAGTTTTGAAAATGATAAGTATACCAGAGTTTCTAATACACCAGTATTTTCTGAAACCCTGTTAAAGATTATGAACTCAACAAAGTTCATTGATGCAGGTGGAAAAAAGATATTGATACTTCCATTAGACAGTTCTAAATTAGATCCTGATCTTTTAGATAAATTAAAAGCAGCAGTAGAAGAATTACGTGAAGCTATTAAAAATGGTCTTGCACCTAACTTTAAAGTATCAGTTGATTCAAGAGATCCTAATAGAGTTGTTATAGAGAAAATTGTAGCTGAAAGTTTCTCACCTGCTGAAGAAGACTTTGACAGAGAATCTTTTTCTCCTTATGAAGAGAAAGAATTATCTAAAGAAGCAAAGGAAAAAGCTGCTGGGATAGTAATGGACTATGTAAATAGTATGATGGGTGAAGGTGGAGAAGTACCTTCATTTGAACAGTTCTTGAGAGATTTTATTTTTCACAATAGTGGTAGTGTAGCAGGTGCTCAAAAAGCATTTAATCTTTTGAAAGAAGGATGGAGAGCTAATAAAGATTTACCACAAATACCACTTTCACACTATGAAGCAATTTACAATAAATTGTTTGCTAAATCTAAAGCATCTCTTGCTGATGAACTGTTAGGTTTATTGGAAGAAGAAGTAAAACACACTGATGAAAAAGCTGCTGAAAAAGTATTAGAAGAAACTGCTGAACAATTAGAACCTGAAAAAAAATTAGAATTAAATGATGATGGTAGAGTTATTAATCTACCTAAGAGTACTACATCTACAGTAACTGTAGAGTTGGAAAATGTAGATTCTACTTTTGGATATGCTTCAAGAGAAGCTATTCCAACAACAACTGTATTTGAAGAAGATGGAGAAACATTAGTAGATATTGGATATGAGTATGGTGAAGAAGGACTTAATGAAGGTAATCTTACCAAACCTTTAAAGTTACTGCATCCTGATCAATATAATCCAGGTACAGTATTAGAGGTTGTAATTTTAGAAGGTGCTGAGTTAGATAAATTACAAGTTCCTGTTAGAGAAGAAGATCCTTTAAATCCTGCTTATGGTACAGTATTAAAAGATGAAAAAGGTAAAAGAAAAACAGAAACATATAAGAGTTATTTAAAAAGAAAACTTGATGAGAATCCTAACTTCATGTCCACTCAGGAATATGAAGATAACCTTCCTATGCTTATTAAAGATGAGGATGGTGACTATGTTGCATTTGTACATGATGTAATGTGGTATCAGGATAAGTTTGAAGGACAGAGAGCTGAAGCAATTGCTAAAGTAAGAAAGATAAGAAGAGCTGCCCTTAATGCTAAAGCTAATGGTAAACCATTTAACATTGTAATTACTAAGAAAGAGAGTGGTACATTTAGTCCAATGAAATTGGATAAAGAAAAATCAATTAGTGAAGCAAGTCCACAATCTCAAATTGGAGTAATGGATAAGCATGGTAAGATAATGTTTAATGGTAAACCTTTTGAAGGTAAGATTGTAAATAAAGAAACTATTGAAAAAAAGAAATTATTTTATCAACCTTTAGATATAAGAAGATGGGGAACTGATGAAAATGGTGAACCAACTTATATGGTATTTCCTACTTTTTCAAGAAAACTTACATCAACCCAATCAGAAACATTATTTCAAAGTGTTATTACATATTTGGTTGGTAAACAATATTATAAACATAAAAATAATAAATATACACCTTATCTAATTGCTAAAAAACATTTTGCTACAGCATTTGGTGAAATAGATCAAATAAAAATTCTTGATGGAATATTGAGTCAAAATGTAATAGTTAAATCTGAAAAAATAAATACAACAGGTAATATTCAGGAAGATGCACAAAAGGTACATAACATTAAATTAAAATCTTGGGAAACAAGTGGTACAAAACTACTTCCTTATATTTATACTGAAAGCAGAAATGTTGTTTTTTGGTTTCCGGGTATGGATGCACCTGTTATATTAGATGCTGAAACATTTATGGATAATGCTGAAACTGATGAAAAGGTAAAGTTACTTAAAGAGTTCTTTAATCATCCTGACCTTTTATTTAATCCAACATTTAAATCAGCACTTCCTGTAATTAAAGCTTATGAAAATCAAAATGGTGAAATAGTTTTTGAACAATCTTCAGATACTTATGAAGAGTATGTAAAAGATCATCTTGAAACTAATATAGGTAGTTACAATGTAGGTACTCAAGAAGAACCTATGTATGTAACAAGAATGCAACCTGTATATACTTATGCTCCAACAGATGAAGCACCTGTAAGTAGAAAGACAACAAATGAAGTTGTTAAAAAAGCAGCACCTATAGTTAAACAGAAAGCTACTTATATAACTGATGTATTAACTGATGAAGAATTAGATGCTGCATTAGGTACTATTGAAGACTACAACTTCATTGGTGAAACTGCTGAAGAAAAACTTGAAGATGCTAAACAGGCTATTGCAGAAAACACTAATCAGTCTAAAGAAATTGTAAGTCACTTAGAACCTAATGATGATAAAGTAAGTGAAGGTGATGCCAATGAAATTAATCACCTGATTAAAGTAGCTGAAAATCAGATTAAGTGGGTCAATGAATATTTTAGTGATGAGATACCTGATGTTGATAGAGAATCATTTTCACCTGCTGAAATGGCAGATGAAGATGCTAAAGAACTTTTGAAACAAATATTTAAAATTGAAGGGTTGAGTCAGGTACACCAAGCTCAACTTATAGACTTCTTATTTAATCAGTTATCAGACAACTTTAAATTAGATAATTCTACTAAACTAAACAAGGGAGAACTTGCTGTAAATGCTAAAAAAGAGTTGATGAGTTTAATGTCAGATAATAAGAAAAATTTAACTGATACATTAGCTTCATTAAAGTTAGTACCTAATTATGAAAATGATGCTAAGATAAAAGAACTTGTACTCAAATATGAAGTGGCATTAGATAAATTTAAAATTGTTGAAAAGAACTTAGATACAATTGTTGATGAAGCATTTAATAAGTTGTACAAGTTTGCAGGTATTAAAGCTAAGACAACTAAGAATGAACAGGGTGAAGAAGAAATTACAATAGAAGCTAAGGATTTAATGAATGAGAATCCTGACAAAGAAGAGTCTGAAGAATTAGATGAGTATGGTGAAGATGAAGCAATGTCTGAAAGAGAAGATAATTATTCTCAGACATCATTAGAAAAGAATGGTAAAAATAGTATTACATCTGAACTTAGATTATTCTTAGCAAAGATTACCAACATTAATAGTAAAACAGGATTACCTGTATTAGGTGCATTTGGTGTAACAACCTTTGTAGACTTTGATACTGTATTCAATACTATACAAGCATTTCTTGCTGATCAACCTGTAGACTTTGATATACAGATGAAGATACTTGAAGATTTGTACATTGATACACATCCTTGGTTAAAAGAAGCTATTGTAAAATTAAGAGCTGCTGATAAACAGATTCAAAATTCATTTGCAAATAAGATGGGCACTCACTCTTTGAAGATGGAGTTTGCCATGTATTCTTTTGACCTTAATACAGGTAAGTATACACTTAGGGTAACAGATACCAATCAATCAGCTATTGTTAAGAAGATTGCATCTACTTGGAATAATAATTTATTTGCAGTAAGTAATCCACTTATCACTGAAGAAGATGGAGAATACATTGTTGATACAGGTGTTGCAAATAATTTGTTAGAAGAGTATGACTCTTGGTTTGCAGGTCCAAAAGATTTAGCAAATGTAGATAATAAACCATTAGTTGAAATTGTAAAAAGTAAACTTGGTGTAGGTAAATCAGGTACAGTTACACTTAATCCTAATAATCCTGCTCACAGTAAGTTCTTAGCTCAGATAGGTAACAAACTTGATACCACTAAGAAGATGACAATGAATGGTTCACCTTATAGTGTAACCCTTAATAAGAATGAAAAGGGTGAAAGTGTTCTTACTATTGTACCATTTCAAGAACACGTTGTAGGAAGAGCAGTTAAGGGTTACATGAAGTTGACTAAAGAAGAGAGAGCAGAAGCTGTTAGTGAAGTACAAATATGGTTATCTTATTTTGGTATTGAATTAGCTGATGCAGCAATAGAACAAATCTTTACTAATAAAATATTTAGTGATGGTGAGTTATTGACAGCTACAGGATTCTTTATGAAGAGTGATAATACTAAAGGTGCAATTGGTAAACTTGCAGCTTGGTGTCAGGGAGTAAAAAATGGAAATGTTGAAACTGACCTTACATCAGAAACTAACCTTACAGGTAATCCTTTAGATGATGGTGCAATCAGATCAACACTTGCATATCTTCAGTCAAAGTATTCTAAAAACATTGTAACTAATTCATTTAGAGATGGTAAAAAATCTATTTATGGATTTACTGCATTGAAATATGTTACTGACAGATTCAATGAGTTGAAGGATGCTTCCAGTAAATCACCTCAAGAAAGAAAGAAGATAACTGATGACATCCTTACACAACTTCAATCATTGTCTTTTTCAAAACAATCTCTTTGGTTAAGTTTGATGGATCCAAATGGTGATTTTGGTTTAGGTTCTAAGTTTGGTATATCTCACTTGGGTCTGACAGCTATTACTGAAAAAGGTAAGAAGAGTTATAAGGATAATGATATCACAACATTAAGTGATACTGACCATGAAGCTACTAAGATTACTATGTTTCAAGATATGAAACAGGGTTCAACAACTAAGACTTACAGTACAGGTAAAAAGTTATTAGCTATTCCTTTAAGAGTATCAAGATTCTTTTTCCCAACAATGTCAGATAAGTCAACAATGGTTGTTGTTAAAGCACCTGCTTTTGATTTAACTAATTCTAATTTCTATAATGTTGATGGTGAAGGAAATGTAGGAGTACATGAAGATATCTTGGAACTGTTGTATGAGCAAATTGCTCTACCTGAAATTACAAGAATGTTTGCTTATAAAGAGAAGAATAAGAAAACCAATATCAAGAGTTATGATAATGGTGCTGGTATGTTATTCTTTTTACCTAAGTTAAATGATTTAGAGATTACTCTTACTAATGGTAAAAAAGTAAACCTTAGAGAATTTATCAATAACAGTAGCACTACTCTCAAAGACCTTGATGCTTATAAATCTCAAATACTTCCTGCTATTCAATCATTTGTACAGTCATCAGTTAATGAGAAATTGGATAATTGGAAAGAAGGTGGAATATTGAATGAGTTTGGAGAATTGGATTTTGTTGAAAAAGAATATTTAGAGAAGATTAAAAAAGCTAAGGACAAAGATTCAAAGATTTCCAATACTCTAATTGCAGCTTTTGACTTTGAGATTAATCAGATTATAGCTAATGCCAATATGTTTATGACAGTTATTGGTGACCCTGCTGTATACTATAAAGCTAATCCAAATGATCCTGCAATGACTCAGGTTAAAGAAACCTTTGTAAATGTAGGTAAGAGATTAGCTGCAATGATAGCTCCAGGTTCTAAAATTAATAAGTCTGAGAATGAGCAGTATATTCAAATATTCTTAGATGACAGATATAAGATAGCTGACAACATTGAGTTCTTAACTAAGTTGTTGGATAATAAAGCATTTGACAGAGAAGAGTATAACAAGATTATGGCTATGCCTGTAAAAGGTAAAGATGAATTAGAAACTCAAAAGTTAAAAGCAGCTAAAGCATCAGCTATTAAGTTCTTTAATGCTAAGTATCCTAAGTCAAACAATTACTTTTATATGGAAGCTACTAATGCACAGGAGTATACTACCTGGCAGGAACACTTACACATATTAGAAAATATGGGTAGGGTAGCTGATGCTGCAATCAATATTACTCCACAGGAAATAGCGGTAGCTAAGAAATTATTTGCTGATGGTACACCATTAGAAGATATGACTGAAGCTCAAAGAGCAGTAGTAAAGAAAGTATTACAACCTATTAAACCTGTATATACAGGTCAAATATATGATGCTGAACAAGATGTAATGAGAATGATGTATATTAAGACATCATCTTATCCACTTATTCCACAACTTACTAAAGGTATGGAGTTGGATGTTATCAGAGAAACTTTGGAAGCAGTAGAAAAGAAGACTGGTAAACATGTAAGAGCATCTTATGAATCAGGTAATAAAGTTGGTGCAAACAACAATGCATTAAAAGTATTTAATCCTGATGGCACTGCTATTGAACATAAGAAACCAAAAGAAGGTAAGAAAGATGAACTTGAATTTGATGTAGATAAAATTCTTGAATCATCTCTTACACTTAATAGAAAAGACTTTAAGATTCAGTTAGATGTACCTTTTAAATCTTTCAAAAGAAAAGAAGATACTGTAAGTATGGGTACTCAGCTTACCAAAGTATTATTTGGTAATGGTATTATGGATATTGAAGGATTTAAGTTAAATGGTCAAACTTATTCAGGTAAACAGTTACAGGAACAATTTACTAATCTGTTTGCAGATTTGGTAAAACTTAAACAAACACAACTTTGTGAAGAGTTGGGAGTTGACCCTGTTACTTTTAAACCTACTGATGTTGTAGCAACTGCTGTTAAAGTACAGAAACTTTTAGTACAGGAAGCTATTGATAAAGGTTATGGTAAACAAGACATTGATGCTTTACAAATATCTTATATCTATGATGAAGATGGTAAGGTTACTGACTTTAAATTTGAGATGCCTATTTGGATGTCTGCTAACTCTAATAGATTTGAATCACTGTTAGTATCTATTGTTCAAAGTAGAATTGTTAAGATGAAGTTTCCTGGAAACTCATTTGTAGCAGGTAGTGAAGAAGGTTATAAGTTTAAATACAATCTTGATGATGTTAAAGAAAATAGAATTGTATGGACTGATAAATGGAGTGGTAGTTTAAAACCTGCAACCTTTGATGACAAAGGTAACTTTATTTCAGCTCAAGTACTTGTGCCTGCTAAGTTTAGAGATAGTGAAGGTAATCTCATTAATCTGATGGAAAAAGATCCATCTGGTAAAGGATATAAGTATGTTGATGAAACAAATTTAGGATTCAGACTTAAGAAAGGTAAGATTGCTGAAGAATTAATGTCAATAACTTCTTTTAGGATTCCTACTTCAGGTCACGTATCTGCATCACAGTTTGAAATTGTTGGATTCCTTCCTGAAGAGAGTGGTGATTTGATGATTTTACCTGCAAACATGACTGAACAAAAAGGTCTTGACTTTGACGTAGATAAAGAAACTGCTTATAACTTATGGACTACATCATTAGATAGTGGTACTATTATTCCATTAAATAAAAACTCTAAGAATGTAAGTAGGTTAGAAGAAAAACTTATTCAGAATGAACTGATTAAAATTCATAAATCAATCTTTACTTCTTCTAATGCAGAAGTTCAAAAGAAAATCAATGGTGTGTTGTCAATTGCTTTTGCTAAACAACAGGCCCAAATGATTGATGATATTTTGGAAGGAGAAAAAGATGATACTAATTTTAGTCCACTGAACTCTGAGTATCAGAAAGGTAAAATGTTTTTAGGTGCATCAGGTAAAGTAGGTACAGGTGCTTATTCTTTAGATGTAACTTCTCATTCTTTATTTGAGCAGGCTAAAGCTAATGGTAATCAACTTATATTGATGGCAGATGAAGAAACACCTTTAGAACTTACTTTTGGTGAACTTACATCTCATGGTAAATTAGGTGAACCTAAAACATTGAAAGTCAGTAAAGTAGAATTTATTATTGCAAGGTTGAAAGCATTGAATACTAAAGAAGGTGATGATGCTGCTGATTTGATAAAAGATAATGAAAACTTTGCTGATGATTTTATAGAAGGTCAGGCATCTATTAATCCTGCTTTTGCAAAAATTCTTGAAGATTATAGTAGTTTACAAAGACCTATTGCTGAAGTACTGATGGAACTTCAAAATATTGCAGTAGATAATGAGAAAGAACAGGTAATGGGTAAGGTAAATATTAATGGTATAACATTAGATATATCTAAGGTTATGGCATTGTTAGGATTTGATAAAGGTGCAGATGGTAACTCTATTCAATTCTTATTCTTATCCCAACCTATTGTTAGAGATTATGTAAAGATGATGAATAATGCTTCATCTAATCTTGCAGAATATGATCCTGATAAAGAAATAAAAGTACTTAATGCTCTTGCTAAAAAGTATGGTTTCTCTCTTGCTAAACCTGTTGAAGGTAATGGTGAAGCATTAACTAATGCAACAATGCTTGGTCAGCTTACAAATCATTCAGCATTATTCCAACAGGAAGTATTACAGAGATTTCAACTACTTCAAGAGTATGGTTTAAAACTTAGATCAGTACAGACATCTATCAATATAGATTCTAAAGGTTTAGGTAAATCTTTACCTGAAGTACAGGAAAAACTTGAGTCTATAAAATCTTTGTTCAAGAATAAGTCAATTAAAAATGCAGGAGCATTGATTGGTGAAATTGCATCTCCAACTACATCACGTACACCTGAGATGTTGACTAAAGAAGAATTTGTAAATTTAGGTGACAATGTTTGGGTTAAACCTACTACTATCAGTGGACATATTGCTATTGCAGGTTTAAGTTTTGCTAATGGATTGTGGGAGAAACATTTTCCTTATAATTCAAAAGTAGTAGCAGCATTAAACAAAGAAATATTCTCAATTCTAAGTTTAGGAGAAGTAAGTGAGTCTAAGAAAATTGAAAGAAAACAATTGATTCTCAAAGAGATAAAGAAATTTATGAATACTGTTGCAGCAGAATCAACACTGTTTGAGAACAATACTGCACAGGGAGAAAGACATAGGTTGTTCTTTGATTCAAGAGAAGATAACAAAGTATCATTAGCTTCTTATGTTCAGAAGTTGATGAAAATACCTTACTTTGCAAATAACAAATTGTTCCAAGTAATGGAATATGAAACATCTACTGTACCCGGTAAACCTTCATTGATTAAATTTAATAATGCAGCAGCAGCTAACTTTGATGAAAGTTATATGACTAATGCATTACTTCAGTTAATGGAATCTAAAATATCCTTGCCATCATTTAATGGTGAAACTTATAATACAAGGATGTTAGCTCAAGACATGATTAACTATGCTATTCTTGAAGGTGGTGTACAGGAAGTAATTCAATTTGCTAAGTTCATTCCTATAGATTATTTAAAAAGAATGGGATTCTCTGATGCATTAGCTTCTCTTGATCTTAATGGTGATGCAGCAGCTAAGTTTGGTATTACATCTGAAGAAGTTGGAAGTGAAAACTATGTACCAAGTAGATTTGCTGTACAATTTGCACAAAATAATACTAATATTCTTCCTAAACTTGATAACTTAGTTAATCTTGATGAAGAACAAAAGTTAAAATTGATTAAGAAAGATAAGTTTACTTTTGCTGACCTTAAAGCTACTGCTGAAGTAACACCACCATTTATAGTGTTAAGGGTTAATGGTGAAAATCATTTATGGGGATTGCATGGTACAGAGTATCATAAGATTATAGTTGCAGGTATAAATGGTATGAGTGAATATGATGCATCAGCAAGGGCAGTTAAATCTTTAATTACTACACGTAAGAAAACAAAGGTTAAAGCTCCTAAAACACCATTACCTGTAGCAGGAGAAGCTACTAATATGGTGAGTAAAGAAAGATTTGGGTTAGGTATAGACAATATCAGTACTGTTATTAAGAATATGATTGCTGATAAATCTATTAGTCCTGACTTAAAGAAACTTGCTCAAGCAATTTTACCATTTGTAAATAATGAAACTAAGATTGTAGTAAGTGAAACTATTGCTAAGGGTAAATATAATCCTGGCACTAACACTATTACTATACCACCAAGAACTGCTCAAGCTGATAAAAATGAACTGATTAGAGTATTCCTTAAAGAAACTGTTCACTCTATTACTGATAATCAACTACTTAAGTATCTTAATCCTGATGGTACTCTCAACAATTCTCTTGGTGAAATACCACAGCACATTACAGATTTATTAAAAATCTATAAAGCTGCAAGGTTAGGGTTAGAAAAAAAGTATGGTGTTGATGGTATCAATACTGTAATGGAGAAAATTAAAAAACAGAAGAGTATAAAAACAGCTACTGAAATTGAAGCTGCTAAAAAGGATGAAAATATATTATTAAAACAATTTGAAGCAAAAGTACTTTATGGAGTTACTGACATCTTGGAGTTTGTAGAAATGATGATGACTGAACCTGAGTTTCAGACAGAAATGGCAGCAATAGATTATGGTGCAGGTAATAAGAATTTGGTAGATAAGTTCTTTGATTTCATTAAACAAATGTTTAGTGATTTAGGTATTGCAGTTGGTGAAGGTAGTATTACTGCTAATGCTATTAAAGAGATTTTCAATGTAATGAAGGATGCTAAAGCTGATGTTGAAGCAGCAGAAATAGATATTGATACTACAGTATGGGATACTTCTAAGTTTAGTATTTTCTTAAATGAAGATAATGAATATGAGATTTTAGCAGATGATGGTTCACTCATTGATGTTGCCCCAACAATGGAAGAAGCAAAGATTAGATTTGCAGAAATTGTTAAGTCATTTGAAAAAACAAATGAAGCTAAGAAGAATGCTGATATAGAAGAAATCAACTTTATGGTTGAAGCTAAAGACTTAGTATTAAACATTGATGATATGATTATCAATGACTATGAAGAATGGTCAAAGTTAATTAAAGATGTTAATTTGGAAGACTACAACAATTATCCATTTGTTCAGAGCTACTTTAAAGAAGCAGGTGCTGTTGCAGTGCCTGAAGAAATTGACTTTATCAATAAAAATATTGATAAGTTTGAAGCTATGCTTGCTAAGTTTGATACAAAATCTCCAACAGAACTTGCTGAAAAACTTAAAGATTATACTCCACCTGTAATCCTTACTCAAAAGAAAGTTGATTTGTCTGATGATAAGGATACTGATTTGAATAATGAAGTTGAAGAATCAGGTGCATTTACAGCTTATGAATTATTTCCAAAGGTATTTGCCAATGAAGAACAAAGTAATGCTTTGGATTCAATGAATAATTTTCTTAAAGATAAATCAGCAAAAACTTATGTATTAACAGGTGGTGGTGGTACAGGTAAAACCACTATCATGAAAAAGTTATTGAGTAATAATCCAGGATTAAAAGTAGTAGGTGGTGCTATTGGACATAATGCAAAAGAAGTTCTTAAGAAATCAATAGGTAGTAGAGCAACTATTTCTACAATAGCTTCAATGATTGGATTAAAATTAGATGATGCATCAGGTACATTTATGATTGATAAATATTTTGATGTAAGTAAGTCACCATTGAGTGGAGCACAATTAATTATCATAGATGAATGTTCTATGATTGATGAAGAGTTTTTAGCACATTTATCTAAAGTTCAAAAACTTGTTGCACCTAATGCTAAGATTATCTTCATGGGTGATAATGCACAGTTACCACCAATAAGAGAAAAATATAGTAAACTTGAAGGACAAGATTCTCCTACATTTACTGCATATTCAGGTAATTATACTGCACACTTAAGTAAATCAATGAGGCAAGAAAAAGACTCAATGATACTTACAGTAGCTAATATGGTTGCAGCTAATGTTAGAAGTAATGCAATTGTTAAGGATGTACTTGAAGGTAAAGAAGCTAAGTTGCATAGTGATGAAGTTCAATTTAAAGATAGTGATCAAATTGATGCAGCAATAGAGGCTGATTTGAAAAAAGATAAGTGGGGAACTAAGGTTATAGCATTCTCTAATGTAATCAGAAAATATTGGAATGGTAAGGCAAGAGTAATGTTGTTTGGTGAACAGGGTGCTAAACGTAAATTCAATGTTGGTGAAATGATATCTCCTCAATTTACTGATGAGAAATTAAAGAATCAGTTTGGAGAAGAAATAGGTGTATATAATGGACAACACTTTGAAGTAACTAAGGTAAATGAAGTACCTAATGGTATTGCTATAGCTTACTATGATACTAAAACAAACAAAGAGTCTTACAGTACATATATGGCTTATGACCTTACTATTAAGTCTGCTGATGGAATGGAGTTTAACATTAGAGTTAATGATGAATCATTAGATTTTAAAGCTTTTCAAGCAGCTCAAAAATCATTGTATAACTATTATTCAAAATTACCAAGAGGAGAAGCTGATAGAGTTAAGAAAACAATGTATGAGAAAAATAAAACAGCATTTAGATCTGTTGAATATGGTTATGCATTGACTTCACACAAAGCTCAAGGTTCTGAATTTAATAATGTTTATGTATTTAAGAATGATATTTTATCAAATGGTACTTCTACTAAGTCTAAGAATCAGGCATTATATGTAGCATTGTCAAGAGCTAAGAAGAAACTTACTGTCATTAAAGATGTATTTAATCCTGATGACTATTTAGATTTAGAAACTTTTTCTCCTGCTACTGAAAAAGAATTATCTTTGTCTGAGGAACCTTGGACATTAGAAACAAATGAATGTGGTATTTAAAATAATAATAAACTATGAGTTGTAAACCATTTAAAACATCAGAAGCAAATGCTAAATCATTCCTTAGAACTAAAGGAGTTATTGATGAGTTTCTAAATGTAAAAGATTTAAAACAATTTAGAAAACTACATACAGAATTGAAAGGTCAGGCAAAGTCAAAGTACTTTGCCAATGACCCTCAATGGAATGAGAAATTATTCTTTGAAGATGGTAATAAAATAGTACCTAATAAATTAGTATTCAAACAGATAGATAACATCAATGGTGTTAAATATTCTAAGTTTGATAAAGGTAGTATTGACCCTAATAATGTAGAAGATATTTTAAAAACATTAAGTGATAAGTTTAGTATTCCTTATGAAACTGTAAATGATAATTCTTTACCATATTCAGGTAAGTTTGAAGATGGTAGAGTTTATATTAACTTAGCTAAGGTTACTCCTGAAACTGCTTGGCATGAATTTGCACACCCATTTATTGAACAGGTTAAAGAAGATAACTCTAAGCTGTATAAAAGTTTATCAAATGAAATTCAGACTTCTACTTATGGTAAACAAGTACTTGCAGAAGTTAAAGAGTTATATCCTGAGTTAGATGAAAAAGGACAAATAGAAGAAGCAATAGTAGAAACTATTGCAAGACTTGTTACAGGTAAAATTGATTTAAAAACAATAACTGAAAACAAGACATTATTTCAAAAGGCTTTAGAGTTTATAAATAACATCAGAAAGTTTTTAGCTTCTTTAATCAGTAAAGAGTATAATAAAATTCATGATTTTAAACTTGAAGAAAAATCTATTAATTATACTGATATAAACATTGCTGCTTTAGATAAGGATTTTAGATTAAAACATTTTGCACAAATGATGCAATATGGTCATAGGATAAATTTATTGGAATATTCTCCTTTAAAATATGAAAATAGACCTCAATCTGAAGAATACATCAATATGCATTATGAACATATTACATTTTTAGGTAGAGTAGAAAATGTACTTCATGTTTTTAAAACAATGCCTTCATTACACAAATTAACAAATAAGGGAAGAGCTAATTTTTTAGAAAAATTACTATTATTACATAATGTATTTACAGATAAAAAACATAGTGAGTTTAGGCAATTATATCCTCAATTGTTTCAAGAAAAAGATATTGCATCAATAAATACCATTATTAATATTTTTTTTAATGAAGAAGAAAAAAATACATTAGTTAAAACTCGTACAAGAAGAGATGATTCAAGTGATGATAAACTTATTCAAGAAAAAGTTTTAGTTTTTGATGAATTAATAAAAAATATTGATGCAGATTTATTCATTAATAATTCAGCTCAAAACTATTTATCAGTAATAACTAAATTTAAAACTAATGAAACCAAAGTATTTCAACAATTAAAAAATCAATGGAAAGTATCTGATTTTGGTGGGGTGCATCATCATATTGGTGCATATATGAATAATGCAGGAGCAAAAACTCTTTCAGATGCAATACAATTATTTATTGATTTAATGAGTAAGAATATTCCAATGGAATTAGCTACTTATTCAAGTAAATCAAAAAGTGTTCCACATGGTGCTATCAAGCTTTCTTTTAAAGGAGATTCACCTATAATGGAAAGTTACTTACAAGATATAGGTAGTGCATTAATTGATTATAAAGGTAAAAAGAAAAGATATACAAATCAAGGTCAGTATGCTATTAGATTAACCTTAGATGATGAGTTAAGATATTCTTATGATGAATTATTTATTAATGCTACTCAACACAACATTGATAAAATTGAGTTACTTGATAATTATGATTATTATAATGAAGGTAATAATAATCTGACTCTTTCTAACGAAGATTTTGAAAAACTAAAAGAATTATCTGATTTAACAGGAGCACCCATTGTAGAAGGTAGCAAAGTAGTTTATCAACCTACTACTGTTAAACCATATAAAGGTGCATCAGTTAAGTATAGTAAGTTTGGAAATGAAGTTAAACCAGGAGTACAAGAATTATTTGATACTAATTCTGAATTATCTTCTATTGGTACTGCTGAACAATATTCTCAATATTTAGATACTATATTTCCTAATAGTAAAGTAAAAGATATTGTTTATCATTTTGGAGGAAAACCTTTATCTGAATTTAGAAAAACTAATCGTGGAAAAGGTATTTATTTTACAACAGATATAAATGGCAAATATGTATTTTACCCTAATAATGTAACAAATAAATCTGAAGAAAGTAGAACTACTGCTATTGTAAATATTAAAGATGTAAAGTATGGAGAAAGTTCTAAACTTTTTAAAACATCAACTGATAAAGAAAATTTTTATTATAATAAAAATCAGTTATCAAAATTACAAAATAATATAAATGAATTAAGAAATAACAATGCACCTAAAAGTGAAATAAATGAAGCCATTGAACTAATAAATGATTTTGAACCTAAACCAGTAAACTATCAAAGTATAAATATTTTTAATAATTTAGCTAATGATGACATTGATGTAGATGGATTGTTAATACAAAATCCATTAGGTGACATATATACTGATGAAAAATTTATAATAGTATTTGAACCTGAACAAATACATATATTAGGTTCTAATCAAGATGTAGAAGGATTTAAAAAGTTTGTTACTCCATTACCAACTAAAGTAAGTCCTGAAGAATTTGATAATTTATATAAGTCACTTACATATTACTTTTTTACAGGTGATGCAGCAAATTCTTTAGATAAGTTGATGAATAAAGTTGATGGGATTTTAAAGAATATTTCAAATGCAAGATTAACAATAGATAAACTTAGTAGTAAAGAAGATTTAAGTGATCAGGAACAGGAAGCCTTAATAGATGCTATAGAAACAATACAGAATGATACTGAATATGAAGCAGATGAAAAAGGACTTACAGAGATTAAAAAGTTATTGGATTTAATTAATAATTACAGTGATAATAAGGATGTGAATGAAAATTTATTTAAATTGCTGATGTCTAATACTCCTGATAATGTAGAGATAGTTAAAGCAATGGTTAGTGAAGAAACTCAACTTACTGAAGAACAGGAAATAGAAGAACAAATACAGGAACTTATTCAAAAAGGAATTATAAAAACTAAATGTGATTAACATGGGCTGTACTTATGAATTTATGGGAAAAGTTTATACTGAAAAACAGTTTAAACTATTACTGAAAGATAAAGGTGTTCAGAATAAAATTAAGATTCTTATGGCAAGAGAATCTTTTAGTCCTTTTAGTGTAGAAGATGATGATTTTAGTTTTGAAGAAGATGCAGATGAAGATATGGATTTCAAAACAAACTTTGAAAAAACTAAAGATTTTAAAAAGTCTTTAGTAACTCTGTATAAAAATAGAATTTCAAATCTTAATACAACTATTGAACAAATTAAAGATAGTGATCCTAATACTGCTAAGAGATATGGTAAGTTACAGGTAAAACTGCAAAATAGGATTGTTGAATTAGAAGCTGAAATAAGTAAGTTAAGTAAAGAGAATCCACTTACTTTAGCTGAATTAAGGTATCAGGCACTTGAAGATTTTCAAAGAGTGTATGAGCTGTTAAACTCAGGTAAGTTGGGTGATGACCCTGTAGCAAATAAAGAGATATTTGAGAATGCTGAAGAAGCTAAAAGAATTATTAACTTCTATAAGGCAATGGAGATTACCCAAACAAATCAAACTATTGATGGTATTAACATTGATTCTCATCCTTTATTTTTTGATCATGAGATATATGACCCTGTTACTAAAAGAGCTACAGTATTACCTGATGAAGTACAACAAATACTTAATCAAATTGCAGCTGATTTTAAAAAACATGAGGTTCAGTTAAATGGAACATATAAGGAAATAGTAACAACTGTTGTAAACTCTAATCCAAGAGTTAAGAAGATGTATGATACTATGACTTATGATGAAATTGTAAAAGCATTACCTGATGCAAATATGATAGATATGTTGTTAATGGATATATCTAAAGGTATATTTAGTAATAATGGTACTCTGCCACAGGTAATTATGGATGCTTTTCAAGCTAACTGGGCAGAACACATTGGTGAATATAAGTCATTTGAAGAAAGACACAATGCAGCATTAGTTAAAGCAGAGAAAGTATTGAAACAATTAAAGCAAACTCTCTCAGGTTTATTTTTAGGTAAACAGGTATCTTTTGATTTATTTTTTCAAAGATCTAAAACAGGTAAGAGAAGTGGTAAGTTGACTCAAAGATATACAAGTGATTTTTCTGACTTTAAAGATTCATTTATGGCTCAATATAATCAGGAAGTCAATATAGCATTTAACACTGAAGAGATAGGTGCAAGAAGTAAAAGGTTACTAAGAGCTTTTGATAAAAAGAAAACTTGGTTTAGAGAAAATACAATAACTTTTGACTTAGGAAGAATGCAGGAAATACAGGATGAGTTTCCTGAATTTGCTGAGTTTTTTAAAGATGATGATGGTTATACTGATAATGTAAAATCTAACATCAGTGCTATAGGTTATAAAGAAGAATTGGAAGGGCAAAAGAAGAGTATTAGAAATTTCTTAAAATGGAAACAACTTTATACTGAAACATTTTTAGAACAAAGGGGTGTAGGTCTTGAGAGTGAATTGGAAATGAAAGATTTTGATCAATTACAAATGGATATAATGGCTCACAATCCATTTATTTCTTCTGCTAATATTAACAGTACAAGTTTTATAACCTATAAAGGTTTAGTAGTTAACCCTACTTATAAATATAACTACTCTATACCAAGAAAATTTAAAGCTGTAACCAATAGAAAACTTAGTGCAGATTCTGATACTTATGTAATGGAAGAAACTACTACCCCTACTGGGTATTATGATGAATCATTTAAAGTAATTGAAGCTCATTCTGAGTTAAAGGAATACTATGATTTGATTTCTGAAGAGATGGACAACATCATGAAACAATTTCCTGAAGAAATTAGATCAAGGTTGTTCTCCAACTCATTACCTATGGTAAAAAAAGCAATTACTGAAATTTATGCTGACCCTAATATCAGTTTCTTTAAGAAGTTGATAAAAATGGCAGCAGCATATTATCAGGAATTAAAAATGGGATTTGGTATAAATGCACAAGAATCAAACACTTATGACAATGTTGATATAATTACCAATCAACGTGAACCAAAAGTAAATTCTGCATTTATCAGTGACAACAAACAAGAAGTTGATAAAAGATCAAGAGTTGAAATGATTAAGTTTGCTAAATTGCATGGTAAACCAGTTAATCATAAATCATCTATTGCTTATTCAGAACTGTCATCTAAAGCTGTTAAATACCTTACTGATTTATTAGAGCTTAGTGATGGTGTAGAATTAAAAAAGAAATATGGTGAAAGTATTCCTGTAGGACAAATTATTGAAAAAGCTATAATGGCAAACATTGTAGAAGAACATTCAGTTAATTTACCTAAAATTATCAAATACTATTCTAAGATGGCTCATGAATATAATGCAAGACAAGAAATGTTGCCTTACATTAATATTTTAAAAAATCATTATGGTAAAACAGGTAAAAGTGTAAAAACTTCTATGTCAGAAACTCTTAAAATAAATGGTAAAACAGAAATAAAAGGTCTTAGAAATAAGGCAATTTCTCAATTTGAAGATTGGTATAATAGAGTAGTGTTAGGTAATCAAGGTGATATACATCTTACTGCAAGTACTCTACCTTTAAATGAGAGAAAAGGACTTACTGGTAAACTTATGGGTATAGTTTCAGGAAGATTACTTACTTTTAAAGATCAGAAACTCAAGAAAGAGCTTGATAAAATGATTAATGAAGAATCAAATCCGGTATTGAAAAAAGAGTTAGAAGATATAAGAGAATCATTAGGTAAAAGAGCATCTTTCGAAGCAGTTTTTACTAACTTATTAAGTCATATTACATTTATCAACTTAGGTTTTAGTATTAAATCAGCAATTACTAACTTTATAGAAGGACAAATTGCTAACTTAATAATTGCATCAACAGGTGATCATTTTCAATCTAAACATTTTTATAGAGCAGCACATATTGTATCAGGTAGTTTTATAAAAGGTATACTTGGTAATAAATCAAGGGTAACACCTAATGGTGCAAAGAAAGCAAGTTTGTTAATTAACAAATTTGATATTCTTCAGGATGCTACTAATGAGTTACAGAAAGCAAGTACAAAAACACCTTTTTCAAAAGTCAATGCAATTACACCAATGCAATTAACTAAAAGGACTGAGTATATGAATCAGACTCCCTTGATGGTTGCAATTATGTTAGATACACCTATTAAAGGTATTAGTGGTAAAGAAAGTAATGTATGGGATGCATTAAATGTTGATGGTAAATTAAAACCTGATTTTAGAACTGAAGAAAATATACTTGCTTGGGAACAGAATAAAGGTGAAACTTATACTTTATTTAGAACTAAGGTAACTGATGCTATTGTAACTGCACATGGTAACTATGATCAATTACGTGGTATGATGTTAAAATCCAATGTTGTAGGTAAAGCATTAATTATGTTTAAAACTTGGCTTTCTATGCAAATTTATGGTAGAATTGCTTTTGAACATGATGACCTTGTAACAGGACAGAAAGGTAAAAAAGGTAGATTGTGGTCACACACTAAAGCATCAGGTGCAATACATGGAGCACTTACAGGGGTAATGATGATTGGTGGTGGATGGGGTATAGGTATAGGAGCAGTAGCAGGGTTAGGTTTAGCATCAATATTTGGTGTAAGATCAAATCTTAATATAGCACAATCATCAATACTTACTCTTAAGTTACTAATGAGAAAATTTATAGCTACACCTATTAACCTACTTTCAGGTAGAGAACTTATAAATGAAAATTCAGGATATGAAAAATTACTTAGTGATGGTAAGTTTACTGAAAGAGATTTAAGAAATATGAAATCTCTTATGGCAGATTTGTCTATGACCTTAGCTTGGATATCATTTACAATTCTTGCTCATGCAACACTGTGGGATGATGACGATGAAGAAGATTCTAATAAAAGAAAATGGCATAATTTATTAGTAAATAGGGGATTACAATTATCTCAATCAGCAACAATGTATACTAATCCTATAGATTTATATAAAAACATGGTTTCTAATAATGGAGTAATGACTTATATTACTGATGTAAATAAATTTTTAAAATCTGCAGGAAAATGGTTTGATGGTCAGGTATCAAATTCAGATCAAGGAGAAAAATTTCGTAAAATTATACTTCCAAGTTTGTTTAGAGATTCATATATGGGATTTGGTAAAGAATCAGAAAGAGTATTTACTGAACCAATTTTTGATCAGGTAGCTTGGGATGAAGAAAGAATTGAAAGAAAAGTAGTTAGTGCACAAAGAGAAGATTATAGAAAAGAACTTGAAAATCTTCCTGAAGGTAAAGAACTTTCAAAGAAACAAATTGATGCTTTAGTTAATCGTAGACATCCACTACCTAAAGATATTAAAGATACTACCAGTAAAAATGCTAAGAAATCTGTAAAACCTGAAAAAGTAACACCTAAAGAAAGGATGGAAAGAAGATCAAGTTTTAAAGAACAATCTCAAAAAATTCTTTTAGAAAAGAAGAAAAAGATGGAAGCATTGGAAAAAGAACAATCACAAGATGATGACTTGACTAAGTAAATAAAAAAGGTCTTCCTTTGTAGGGAAGACCTTTAAATATATAGAGAGGAAAGTTACTAAAATCTTATGATGTTATAGGACAAACCTACACCTATAAATGGTGAAGGTTTTAAAGGAAAGGTTATACCATATCCTACTACAAGTCCTATACCAAATTTCTTAGGTTTAGGTAAACTAAGTTTTGTAGCTAAGATTTCAGTAGTGGTAGAATAAGGATTAGAATTTTTAACAATTGCATCAAATCCTTTTTTAGCTTTAACAATTGATACAGAGTATTGATTATCAACCTTTACTGAGAATTGAGTATTCAAGGAATCCCCCTTAATATTTATTTTTATCCAACTGTCAGAGTGTTTAAAATGGAAAGATTGAATAGAAATTGTATCCTTACTGTTAGTAACCAAGTGAAAACTATCAGTCTTAAATATAGTATCAAATTCTGTAATAGTTGTAATACCAACACTGCTTTGTAACTTTTTCTTATATAATGCAACTTCACTTTGTAATAATGTAACTAAGTTTTTCTGAGAATCAAGATTTTTAATCTGATTCATATTAGTTACTTCTAATACTCTAATTTTAGAAGACTGTTTTCCATTGGCATCTTTAAAATGAACTACAGTATCAGTCAATAATTGATTTTGTAATTTTAATTCTTGTATAGTTTTTAATGAAGTATCTTGTTTACATCTGTTGATAAATGCAATAATAAAAATCAATACAACTATAAGTACATTTTTGTATGTCATTGAAGTAAGGTTTAAAAAAGGTTGATATTTCTACCAACCTTTCACAATTATAAGACGCAGGACAATTTATTATTTATTTTAACCCTGTACTTCCAAAACCACCTACTCTTTCAGTATTAGTAGGAGTTAAATCTACTGTTTCAATCCAATCAGCAGTTTCATGTTTAGCAAGTACAGCTTGTGCAATTTTTTCATTAAGGTTAATTCTCATTAAAGCATTGCTAAGATTACCTATAATTACACCAATTTCATCTCTATAATCTGAATCTACAGTACCCGGTGAGTTCATTACTTTTAAACCTTGTTTTAAAGCAATTCCACTTTTATCTCTAATTTGTAATTCATATCCTTCAGGAATAGCCATATACAACCCTGTTCCAATTAAGATTCTTTCAAATGGTCTTAGAACAATATATCCTTTGCTGATGCTAAATCTCATTACATCTTTTAAAAGAACTTCTGTATTACCTGAATATAACTTTAAAAAGGAATCTGCATATAGGTCAAATCCTGCACTACCTGCTGTAGCATAGGTAGGTATTTTTACATCTTCGTGTTTCTTCTTAATTTCTACGTACATAATAAGTTGATTTAAGGCAAACTTACAGCTTTTTCATAAGAGAAAAAAGAAACTTGACCTATTTTTTTATAAAGTTTAAAAGAACTAAACCAATTATGTGCATGCTTAGATATAAGTGACATATTACAAAATGCAAAAACATTACAAGCTCTTTCTTGTACACCATTGGTTATTAAGTCAATAGCTATTTGTTTATGTACTGTTGTAGGTTCAGCTCTCCACCAATGGTATGCTTCATTATTTAAACCTGAAAATGCTTGTTTTCTGTGTAATGCTTCAAATAAAGTATAACCAAATAATGTTGTGTGATTAACTGCTACTGCACCAACAAGATAAATAGATTCTTTATCAGTAGAATCAGCAACTTCTGACATCATCATTTTAGCTAACCAATCAACATCATTCCAAGTATGTTTAGGTTTAGAATTAATTAACCAATTTACAAATTCTTTTTTTTCCAACACCATTTCCACTTCTTTTGTGTAGGTGTTACAATAAACAGTGGAGAACGTAAACCAAACTGCCAATACATATTTCATAAAAATTAATTTAGTGATCAAATTAGGTTACTCAGCTTAATGAGAGATAGTATTTGATTTGCATATTTTTCAGCATCAGTTACTATCTCTTCTTCTTTATTTTCAACATTCCAATTGTGTAAAAGTAAACTTAAATGTACAGTTTCATGCATAATTGCTGTAGCATCTTTGTATCCACCTTTTAATCTATTAGTATTAATAAATACATAGGGAAACTTATTTGCAGGACTATAATTACACATACCCATAATGTAAGCATCATTGGGAGTTTCTTTATAAGCTAATGCTGCTTCTTTAGTAAGTCCATGTAATTTACTTACATTAAAATGATTAAATATGTCAACACTATTAGTGCCTACAATTAATTCATATTTACTGAACTTCTTAGTGAATTTTATCATATTACAGTAATTTACTAATTTCCATAGCTCTGATAAGTCTTGTGATACCTATTCCACCACCTACTCTTGGGAAGAATTTGTTCTCTAAAAACTCATCTAACTCAGCTATTACTCTGTTGTAACCAAAGAGTTCAAATAACTTTTCAGCATATTTTCCTCCTTCAATAGTAAAAAATGTTTCACGCATTTGTTCTTTATCAGTACTTCTTTCAGCAGAACCAATAGTTTCTTGACCATGTAAGATAACATCAATTTTTCTTGCAACATCATTTAACCTTTTCATATTCCAGAATGGGTTAGTTCTTTCTGGAAAATTCATTAAAAGTATAGCATCCTTTCCTTCTTGATTCATTCTTCCTTCAATAAAAGAATCAATAATACTTACATTATATTTCTTACAAACTTCTTCATAGTTTGCTACTTCATGTTGTTTAAATCCTAAATAATTAAGAAGTTCAACTTCAACAATCCATAAATCACTTAAGTTACCATGAAATTCAAATTCAAACATTGGAAAAATCATACAATGTCTTCCTTCAATAGGTTCTTTTTCATTTCTGTAAGATGTACTTACACAAAAATATCCTATTGATTCAGGATTATTTAACAAATCATGTTCCAACCACATTTGACCTGTTTGAGGAAGAGGCCATACTTGGTTCTCATACTCAAAAGTTCTAATATTAAAAGGATCTTCACAAGCTGCTAAAATACTGAGTCTGTTTTGAGTGTGAGTTTCTAAGAATCCTTTATCACTAAAGAATGCTCGTAATTTCTTAACAACTTTAGTGAATTTTTCTGAATCAATGTGTGGATAAAATGAAGAATGAAGAGAATGCTTTTTCATTATTTATTAATTTAAATTGTTATTGAATTTACAAATATAAGAAATAATTAAATCATATATCTATATTGAATAAATCCTCTAAAATTATTACACCAACCAAAAAGTTTTTCTGTACCTGGAACTTCATTTATTGTTAAGTCTGCTACAGTAGAATATCTTGTTGGTTCATAAGTATCAACTTTACCTCTTATGAAAGTATAATACTCTTCATCAGACATAGCTCTGGCAATGTGTTCTGTTGGACTCATGTGACCACTTGCAATTAAAGAATCATGTAAAGCAATATCTTTTTCATAAGGTATTTCTTTACTATCTTCTCCTACTGTTGTATAACTCACTCTTGCACATCTTGCTGTTGCTATTTTAATTTTAGTTAATACATCTTCTTTAAAATCAGTATCTCCTAAAACATTAATAGTATCACCATAAGGAATATGCCATTCACCTGCTTTCAATTGCTTAGGAGTAGATTCATTCATAGCATCCCACATACATTCAGCTAATTGCATCATGTGTATTTCAGATTGACCTTTGTTGATTTGTAACCAATCTAAATCTGTCCAATTTTCAATTTCATCATCATTGTATCCTGTACCTTTAAAATACTCTATAGCATCTTTTTTACTTTTAAATAAATGTTCACCATGAGGACTATATAATGAGTACAAAGGACATCTCAACTCAAAGAAATTACTCCATTCAGTTGCTGTAATCAGTACTTTGTGCCACATAAAGGGTTCAAGTAATCTGTTACAAAGTTGTTTAGTTACTAATTCTGACTGATTTAATAGTTTAGCAGATTGAACTGCATTATCTCTGGCATCTAACCATTTATTTATACATAATTGTATTTCAGAACTTCCTGTTTTATACTCACTACCCTGCATTCCCTTATGATGCTTTTGCCAAGCAATAGGAATAAAAGGATTTTCTTGAACTGATTTAACCATTTTTTCAAATGGAATAGCTCTACTTGATGCTGAATTTTTTGACAACATTCTGTGAGTATTCAATTCTGCTAAAATAAATCTTGGAAATACAACTTCCATAGTTGTAATTCTATGTCCTTGTGGACTTAAAGAATCTGCTACTATTTTTGCATTAATCATTCTGTTTCGTTTTTAAATCTTTCAAATGCTTTTTTTACTTTTTCTTGTTCCATTCCTGAATACCAAACTCCAAAATCAATTATCTGCTGCTTTTCGAGTTCGAGGGCTTGTTCAATGTATGGATTAAATATTTGTGGATGTATTTGTGGATGCATCATTTGTTCTGCTAACCATTCTACTGCTGTCATATTATTTGTTTTTAAATTGTTGAATAATTTCAATAGGGGTATACTCGAACTCGTCATACCCATTATTTTCAGTAATTTTACTGAATACTCTTGCTAAATCTATTGCTTTTTTTAAATCTTCCACACTATACATTCTTTCAGATTGCCATTTAGCACCTTCAATAAAATCTTCTGAAGGTACACCTAATTGAGTATTTCTTTTTTTAGATATTTTATTATGATATTTTTCAGCAGCTTCTTCAAGTGTTTCTTGTTTAGGTTCTTCTTTTGGAATGATGATTTTGTACTTAGTTTCAGATGATATAAAATGACTATCGTTTCTATACCAATTTCCATAACCATTTTTATATAATTTTCCAACCTCAACAAACTCACAACTTGGATTCTTAACAAACCATTCTAAAAACTCATCATCAATAGATTGTACACCATCTAAGTCTTGGTCTGTTGTTAGGATGATTTTTTTATCTTTAGGAAAAGGTATTACAAGTTTATTGTATTTTAATATTCTTTCTTCCCCTTGAAATAAAGAATAGAAGTAATCTCCTTCTTTAATTTCTTCATCAGAAGTGATGTAGATGTTTTGGTTATTATCATGTTTTAATTCTCTAATATCAAATCTTAAATCATTAAAAGCATTGTGTATAAACAACTTACTTGCTTTCTCTGTTGGTATTAAGTGTAAGTTTTTCATGTTATTCTATTAAATGTAATGTTATTTAATACTTTTACATCCTTGTTTTGCCATTCCCATATTTCACCATTATCTTGTATAACAGTAAAGAGTTTAGATGTTTCAGTACCATATTCTGTTACTAACCATATAAACCCTTTACCTTTAGGAGTGATTACCTCTATTCTATTTTGTGGCTCAAATATCATGTTCTTCAGTTAGTAAACTCATCATATCATTATATGCAAGATTACATTCATGTTGTTCAGATTCTCCTTGTTCTATTTCATCTTTAGCTAAATGATAAAATTCTGATACTTCTCTTTCAAGGTGAGGAAAATCTGCAATCAACTTTTGTGCTTCAATTTTTAATTGTGCTAATGTCATTGTAAATATTGATTATTTGATTAATTAATTATTGGTCATACTTATAAAGCTTGTGAGTTTCAATAACTGAAATTAATGATTCAGCATAGTGTGGATGAGTAGCATATCCAGCTTTCTTTAAACCTTTGGCCCAAGCTTTATAATTGGTTTTAGGAATCTTAAATAAAAATGCATATCTACTATGAGTTTTTAGAAACTTAGAATGATGTCTAAATGAATACCATGCACTTTTGTAAGTATAAAAATGATCATTAGGGTCATCATCATGATGTTTAATACTTCCTTTACCATTTTTAGGGTCTTTAATACAAAAATGTATGTTGTGTTTTGTAGCTAATGAAGAATTTCCTGCATCAGATTCTACTATACCTTGAGCAAGTTTAATAGATACAGGAATACCATACTTTTTAGATTCTGCAATAGCTGTAGGTAAAAATCTTTTAATATATTTTTCCCTTGAAGAAAGTTTTTGTTTAGGTTTTTTATTGACTTTAGATTCAGTCTTATGTCCTATAACCATAGCTCTTACTTCTTCAATATCATCCTTAATAGTGTCATCTGTTTGAGGAATAACAGGAATGATAGGTTGTTTTTGTTGTGTGCAACTTTCAAATGTTACTAATAACATAAGTGCAAAGATAACTTTTAGTATCTGTTTCATAATTGTTGAGATTTTAAATAAATGTTTAAATCACTGTCTACTTCTACTTCCCAATCTTGTAAATCAGTATCTTCTAAAATCATTGAATCAATCTGATCTATATTAATAATAGGTATTTGTGCATTAGGTGGAGTAAATGTTGCACCTAATACTTCTAATGTAAAACCATTTTGACCAGTTTCAATAGGTGTACCATTAAGTAAAAGATAATGATTTTGATTTTGATAATTTGTTTTTACTAATTTAAACATAAGTAAGTAGTTGAAAAAGGGGAAGTTGCCTTCCCCCATAGTTAAATAAAAATTTCTTGTTCTTCTGAAAAAGGAATGTTAGGTGGAGTATCAAGTTCAGTTTCAGCAGTTAAATCAGACACTTTAAGATTAGATTTAAATAAAGCATTAACTTTCTCTACAAAAGTAACTTTATAATTCTTATCTTTAATAACAATGCTTTTAGTTTCATCATCAAGCATTGAAATTATTTCTGTATCAGTATACATTTTACTGTATTTACCTTTTAGAAATAACTGTAAATCAATACCTTCAGGTAACTTAATAACTATCATATGCAATCTGCCATGTACTAAGTTATCATAAGCATAATCATCTTCATAACAATCTTGTTCCTGTAACCATTCCAAAGTACTTAAGAAATGCTTAGAACATTTAAAAGTATCTATAAGAATAAAGATATGTTTTTCATACTTTTTATCTATATACATATCTCCTATACCATAAGCTAACTTAAATACAGAACTTATTCTTTTCCTAAACTCTTCACCATACAATTTTAAACAAGGTTTAATAAATCTTGCAGTTTTATTCATGGTGAGTTGTCCAAGCTGTATTTTCACACCATCCATATTACTGTCTTTTAAAACTTGAGTCAATTGTAAATTCACCTTTCTTCATTTCAATTTCATAATCATAGTTCCAACCATTTTCTTCATGCCACTTGTACATTTCAAGTAATTGGGTATAACCATACATTGTAGATTCTACAAACTGCATTTCTTCTTCTTCAGCATTAACCTTATAATCCTGATATTTAAGAGTACCAAATGCTCCAACATTTAAGAAAGATGGTGTACAATTAAATACTATAGAATCACAAACTTTAGTAGAAGATGCAACAATGAATTTTGGAAAATTAAGATTGTAATCACCAAAGTGATTTATTTTTGCCCAATGTAGAATTGCTTTCATATACCAAGCTATTTGAATATCATATCTTCTTCTAAGACATTGATAATCAAAGTTTTTAGTATAGTCACCAATAGTTTTAATGTCAATTAATGTAATTTCTTTTTCAACATGATTTACAATAACCATATCTAATAGAGCTTTACATTGAACATTATTGAGTTCAAAATAAATAGGTAGTTGATAGTAAATGTGTTTTTGAGCAGAACTTCTAAAATAAGATTCAGTAAACCTGTTATTAAAAAGTTCAGATACTATATTTTGTACCTTAGTATACTGCTCAACACTCAATACAGTTTTACCTTGACTATACAATAATTCTTTCCAATATCTTTCACCTTCAGTACTGACTTTAGCAATCTTAGTATCAGGTTTCCAATTAGGTTGATAATTATGTGCTTCAATAGCAGGTAATAAGTTTTGTTCAAACCAATCATCTACAGTTCTTGTAGCAAAAGTTTGTTGAATAATAGACATTATTACATCTGATGGTTTACTTGTAGCACCTAAATGATAATGTGTAATAAAATACTCATCACCTTGAGTAATCCAATCATCTACTGCTCTACCTATAACAAAGTGTTCTTTTTCTTCAAAGAACATTTCAGGTTCTTTAACTTCTTGAAATGCTTGAGCACTTACTGTCAATAATTTTAACTTACTTTGATTTACTGCTGATGAAGCAATGTAGTGTTCTATTTCTTCTTTACTTGTTCTGATTATCATAAGCTAATTTAATAATTGTGAAAAAATCATCAAAAGTCATAGTTACCAATGAAGAATACTCATCTCTTTTCTTGCCTGGTTTACCCTGCTTATGATGTATAAGTACTTTAGGAAAATCACTCATCATCTTAGGAATCTTGTTTTCAATATTCTTTAAGATTTCATCAGGTTTCATTCCTTTTTGTATTCCTGCTTTAATCTGTACAAGTATTGGAATATTTGCTAAATCAACCCCTGCATCATCTAATGCTTTAGATGCATATCTACTTGTAAGACAATCAGGAAATACTTCTTTTAATTTAGAGGCATAATGACGTTCAGCATTGTTTCCTTTAGTTCTGTTTGTATTACCTGTTTTTATCATATCTATTTTTATATTTTTTTAAAAAATTAAGTTTTTCATAAGACCATAAAAAGTTTGCAGCTTTACCTCTAACCCCTCTTGCAGCAGCATTAATTTTAGAAGAGTGTTTTAAATTTAATTCTTTAGCAGCATCTACTGCATTTTTAAATTCTTTTATAAATACTCCATTTAAAGTATATTGATAAATTTTTTTAGAAACAGCTATTATAAGATTATCTCTTCGTTCTTTACTAAGTTTTAATCCTAAATTGCCTTCACCACCATTTGTTAAATTAACAAGGTCATATCCTTTGTCCTTGAATTTAATAATCCAATCATATTCTAATTTTTGACTTTCATCCCATGTACAATAATCTATCATTTTTATTATAGGTTTTTTACCTTTTTTAAGAATAGATTTTATCCAATTTGTCCTATGATTTTTTTCTTTTTTACAAGAATAAATATGACCTGTTAATCTAATTTTTAATGGTTTAACAGTTTTACCAACATATTTTATTTCAAGAGTGTCAGGGTCAGCCAAAACATAAATAAATGTTTTAACTTTAATGTTTTTAGGAGTTTTTGCCATAATTAATATATTTTTACAAATATAATTATTTTATATTAAATATCCTAATTTACATTATGCCCCTTAGTTCTATTCGTGTTCTTCATATACTAACCTTTGTAAGTCTTCTTTTGGTAAGAAAATTATTTTTATAAATTGACTTAAAGGTAGTAATTTTTCAACAACTTTAACATTTAACTCTGTTGCAACATATATTACAAGACTTGAATTTCTGTAATATGTTATTGCTGACCAGTTTTCTCCAAAACATCTATATCTTTGTTTAATGTGTACAAATACAAGTACTTCTAATGTATTACTATCCAAGATTAATCCTTTAGAAACTATTATGTTACTTTTACTAAAATAATAAAAGTAATTATTGTTTGTAAAGTGTTCATTTAAGTTAGTCAAATTTGCTATAGGTTTATTTACAAATACCAGTGATGTCTTACTATGAAAATTAAACTTTGCAAAATGAAGAGAATACATTGTTGTAGAATGTGAATTTCTACCTTTTAATCTTGGATAATTAGTATCTGTTTTAAAGATAGGATGCAAATCTGCTATCATAATTCACTTGCTAATTTTTGAGTGACAGAATTAGTTGGAATAATGTAATCCCACATATAAGGTACTTGAAACACTTCTTCTCTCCATACAAATTCATTGGAAACAATGTTAGTAACAAATCCTGTAATGTGAGTAGCAATCATAGCTGCACCATGTCCAACCTGTTTCATTGTACAAGGTAATTCTTCAACTTCAGAATCATCAAACAAGTGAGCATCAATGTAATCTATGATAGATTTTTGATGAGATTTGTTGATACAGTAAATTCTCATTTGCTCCATCAATAATCTACCATCAATAAACCACATTGGTGTAGTATTATTTGCTGCTGTAAATGCTGTAAATAGATTTTTTCTTGCTTCCATATTATCAAAAGCACTGATAACAATAGTGGCTATTCTTGGATTGTATTCATAGAATCCACCTCTATCATTAAAAGAGAAATTAGAACCTACTTTAAAGTTCATTCCCCTAAACATATAATCATCATTGTTAAATAACCTGGCAACATTATTTACAGCATCAATTTTTAACTTTCCAATATCTTGATGTAGAAACATTTGTCCACCAAGATTATGTTCTTCAACTCTATCAAAGTCAAAAATTCTAACATCAAAACCTGCTCTTGTTAGAAAGAATGAACTCCAAGAGCCAATTCCACCTGCTCCAAAAATTAATATTCTTACAGGTTTATTATACCATAATGCATCTTGATATCTTTCTCTACTCATGATTTGGTGACATTAAGAGTTCCAAAAGAGAATCTAAGATTGGAAATTCATCTGATGCAAACATAAGTTCATCAGTAAATTCTTCCCACTCACTTGCTTCTTCTCTTTTAGTTAATATTTTTACATTCCAAAACTTCTTAAAATTCTTAGGAAAATCTTTCTTTAGATTATATGCAAACTGTTCTAAATTAAAATCTTCAGCTCTTGCTGATTCATCTAAATCTTCCAATACTTTTTCCATAGTATCTCCTGGTACATCTAACCCTAACCTAAGTAAATAACAATAGAATTTCTCAAACTCTGCTAATGTAATTCCACTATCAGACACTTCATCAATACCTTTCCTATCTGATGTTGGAGAATCAAGTGAACCAAAGAAATCATCAAATTCAAATTCAAGTTGATCACTTTTAAACCCAATAGGTTTAGTATTAGCTATATAAGTAGGAAATTTAGATGGTTTTGGTTTCATTATCTCATTAAACTGAGCTAAGAAAGAAGGATTTACACTAAATTCTTTCTTTGGTGTGATTACTAAACAATCATAATTAGCAACATACTCATCAGATTGTTGTATCACAAGTTGTTTAGGTACATTATCAATCTCCTGATATTCATAGATAGTAGGATTAAGTACTTTTAACCTGAATGCTAACTTACAAGAAAAATCATAAGCATTATTGATGATAATACTGAGATAAGGTTTAATGTGTTCAGAGTTTTCATTTACTTCTTCCAAATCAGTGCCTGAGAAAAATGTTTTCATACTGTGATGAGAATGTAAATGTCCTATCCTGTATTCAAAATATTCCATTTCAGTCATATATGCAATAACTCTTCCATCAAAATTATACTCTGTAAATCCTGTTGTACCTTTATCTAAAGGAATCATATCATGTACAAAGATTTGTAACTCTTCAGGTTTATCTAATGCACCATGAATTTCATAAAATATACATCCACTCCACTCTACAGTACTAATATGGTTACACAAAAACTGCATTTTTTCCCATAAAAGATTAGATAAAATAACTTTTGGTTGTCCATTAAGGTTCAGGAAAGGCAATTGTACTTTCTTTAATGGTTTCTCGTTCAACAATTGCTGCTGATAAGTAGAGAGTTTTGATAAATTGTCTAACATATTTTTTAAATGGTTGTGAAAAAGTTATTTGTAACTTTTCAGGTGAATAAATAGCTGGATTATCTATTGTAAAATAAAACTTTTTACCATTAAACCTTATAAAAATAGGTTCAACAATAGATGTTGCAGATGAAACTTCGTACAGTTTAACATCTACACCATTGTATTTAACAGATATAAATTTTGAAATATTAAGTATAGACTTTACTTTATCAAAATCATATAAAACAGGATCTATAAACAATACTACATCTGCTTTATCAGTAAGTTTGACATCTTTATTAACTACTCTTACTGCACCAATTTTAAAAAGATCAGATTTAATTTTACTTAAATCCATTTTACTAAGATAATCAAACACAGAACTACATAAAACACTTACATCACTTGAATTAAAATCTACATAATTATTTGATACTCCACTTAATCTGATATAAGGTGTTCCAGCAAGACTTTCAGTATTAACTACTACATTTATATTTTGACAATAATAGTTTATAGCATCATTAATACCTTGTTTAGATTTAATTACTTCTTCAAGCATTATCTTAGCAAAAGATATAGGTTGTCCTGTACCCAAACAAAAATTATCAAATTTTAATTTATAATTTGTACTAAGAGTATGTAAATGAGAATGAATATATCTTTTATCATATTCAGCAGTTGTATAGGTAGTTTTATTACCTGTTAACTCACTAACATTACCATCAAGACTAATATTAAATCTGACAAAGAAATTTCTTAAATTTAGAAATTCCTTATTCTCATTTTCAATTTTTACTTCAGGATAATGTAATGTAATTTGTAGTATTGGATTATAGAATATAAAACTATTAGTAAAAGTACCATTAAGGTTAATTGAATTTACAATGTCATACAAAGGATAACTGAAATGATGCTTTTTCTTATTGTGACAATAATGAAGAAAAGTATTTACATCATTTATAGCTATTGACTTTATTTCATAATTTAAAGTCAACTCATATTCACCACCCCAAGCATCTAAACCTTGTTTTACTTGATTATAGAAAGGAAAAATAGGTGTTAAATTTACTTTTCTAAATCTTTCAGTTATAATATTTTCTACAGGTTTATAAAATTTTGAAATGTTATCTAAAGTTCTTTGTTTAAATGCTCTAAGAATTAGATGTCCTACGTTTATCATAATTTTAGAATTAGTTAAATAAAAAAAGAAGACTGCTACATTACATAACAGTCTTCTAAAAATGAGCAAGCAACAATTTATAACCCTTTATTTCTCATCTTAGCAATCCAAGCATCTTCTTCAGATGTAGTAATTTTTACAGATGCTACATTATATGAAGTTAGATTCTTAGCAGATTTCTCACCTCTAATTAGAGCAATAGCAAGGTTAAAGTCATCATATCTTCCATTCCAGTTAAGGTTAGAAATAGCTTCAATAACTTCTGCTACTTCATCAGAATCTTCATCTTCTTCATTATCTTCGTAGTCATCTTCATCATCTTCTAAGTCTTCTGTATAACTGGTATCTACCTTAATAGGTGCAGGAGATACTTCTGCTTTAGGTAGTACAACTTGTTTACTTGTAGGTATTTTCTTTAACCAAGAATTTAAAAGAAATTCTAACTCATCTTTAGATTTATTGGTATAGTTCTTTCCTTCATTAAAGTGTGTAGCAGCAGCTGTTCCATAAGACATAAAAGCTTCTTTAATCTGTGCTCTGATTTCACCATAACTCATTGCACCACTTTTAGTTTTCTGTGGTGTAAGCATTAGTACAAAATCTTCTTCAGGTAATTCTGCTTCATCTAACATTAAGGTACTGTTTCTTTTGTTTTCAGTAACTGTCATATTAGAAAATGAATAACCTTCATTTTGTAACTCGTATTTGAGTTCTCCCCAAATAGTTGCTGATGAATCAAATTGTCTTAAACCTGATACTGTTGAATAAACTTTAACTTTTCTCATTGTAATAACGGATTTAGAAATGAAATTAATTTTTGTTTTTCACCTGCTTTTATTGCATCAGCAGGGTCTTTAGATTTTGTAGGTAATAGTAGTGATTCTACTTTACCTGTAAATGAATCATTTATGTAAGTTTTTAATTTAGAAGAAGCATTAACACCTGCTGCATCATTATCAAATAAGATGTATACATTGTCAAATGCTTCTAAGTAAATGTAAAGATTTTCCATTGTAGGAAACATACCTTCATTTTGAAAATACATTGTATGAAATCCTAAATTTGTAAGTACTCTCCAATCTTTGTACGACTTGGTAATTATAAGATTTTTACCTAAGAATGGAAGAGATCTTGTGCCACCTATTACATCTTTGGTAGCATTTGTTGTCCATTTGTGAGATGTAGCCTTTGGTCTACATATTTTTATGCTGGTAGAATAACTAATAGTGTAAGTAGTTTCTACAGGATAAGGGTTAAATGTGTGATTGTTTACCTTATACCATTTAGTAGCAAATATGTTATCTAAGATAAGTTGAGTAGAAGTTATCTCATACTGTGACCAATACAGTTTATGATACTCATCAAATGGTTTTGGACAAAATTCTAAAATAGAATTATTAGATGAAGATACAATAGAAGTGGGAGAAAACTTAGGATATTCAGGTTCTTTAGTAAAGTCAAAAGATAATATAAAGTCCATCGCTTTCCGAACAGATAGATTATATTTCTTTTGAATTATACCTAAAGCATCTAAATTAACTCTGCCACAATTTGAAGCAAAATCAGTAAAATATAGTTTTTTACCACTCCATTGTATCCAACATCCAGGACTACCATCATCTCTAAAAGGAGATGTAATATAAGTACCAATTTCAAAATCTCCAAACAAGTGTTTGAAGACTTCTTCTTGATTTATTCTATTAAAGAACTCATCAATGTTAGTATTAGTTATATCTGTATGATAGCCGTACATAGTTTTAATTTATTCCCAAGATGATTGAATAGGTGTATCACCATTTACTGCCTTTGCCCAATTACTTTTCATGAACCATGCAGTTCTTGAAATTGGATGGAGATCTCCACTTTCATCTTCGATATAAATTAAACCTGTTTGTTCAGCAACTGAATAAGCTCTTTCATTGATAGTAAATGAAGCTTTCTTAAATTCTACTACAATAGGATATTCTTGTCCTTTGTAAGTAGCAATTTTAGTTTCAGTATCTATAGTAACAGCATCAAAATAACCTTCAACACCTGCTGTAAATACTTTACCCTGTTTGACATTAGATGCTATTTCTACAAATTTAGCATCATAATCTCCTTTTGGTTGCCACTGATATTGACAGAAAATATCAATAGACATTTCTTTCCAATTAGAAGGAAGAAGATTAGTCAATGCTTGACAAAAAGATTTGAAATTAGATACAGTACTTAAACCTTGTTTAACTTCTTCTTCTGTTACAAAACATTTCATAATCTGAGTAATCTTTGAGTTAAACTCATTGAATGCTGCAATCATTTCCTTAGCTCTTGGGTCTGTGATGTCATTACCATCTTTAGATTTAGCTTTTGTAATTGGAAATTGTCTGTAATTCTTTGTAGTTCCATTAGGAAACTCAAAGATAATATCAAGACATTCCTGTGCTGCACCTTCTTTACCACCATTGGGGTTAAATTCAAATTTGGTCATTACTGCTTTTTGATTTAGACCAAAATTCAAACTTGAAGATGCTTTTTCATCATTGTTATACCCGTAACTCATTTTTAATATATAATTTAGTGAATGAATGAATAACAAAGGAGAGGAATTACTTCCTCTCCATTAACTTTACCTTATACAAACTGATCATCAAGAGTTGCAGGTGTAATACTTTCTACTTCTTCAACTGGTTCTTCAATTGTAGTTACAGTTACTGCAACTGTAGGTGTTGCAATTTCAGCAGTATCAAGGTCATCAATAAGATTAATAGGCTCTTCAGCTTTCTTAGTCTTTCTACCTTTCAACTTAGGATGAGCAAATACTGCTTTCAATTGAGCAGTTGACATGTTGTACTTCTTTTTGATGTCTTCTCTTGTAAGACCATTGGTAAGATCATTTAAAATCTCGGAAACTTTGATTTGTGACATGGTTTGAAATGTTTAAAATTTAAAAATTGGGTTATAAAAATACAAATTATCTTTTAGAAGTTTTAATTGTTCCATCAGTAACTGGGGAACAGGTGTAAACTTTAACACCTTTTCTTATAGTTTTAAAAATATTATTCTTCTCCATCGTAGTATTTGTTTACAAGGTCAATAACAAGTCCTAAATCATTTGGTATTGTAAGTGGAAACATTCCTACAGGACTTTTAGCAGGATATCTACCATCAAAATTAGTAACAAATTGTTTTAATGCTTTCTTAGTTTTGTTGTCAAACTCCTGAGCACCATAGAGTACTATATCAAACTTACCTTCCATAGTAATGTACTGATCTACCATCTTACCTGCTGTTTTAGCTTTATAGGTAGTACCATAAGTGCCTTGTACTTCTTCAGGGTGTGTAAGAATGATAACATGACCTTTAAACTTTTGAATGGCAGAGAATATTTTACCTATAAAGTAACCTATATCCTGAAATTTATCAAAGCCACTTGTTTTAGCTTTCTCCATGTAGTAATCTGACATAATGTATTGAAAATCATCAATAACAAGAGTAGTGATTTCAGGTTTTTTCTCATTCAAAATACCAATAAGACCTGCTATGTCTAAACCTACATTAGTTTCTACATAATTACCGGTACTAAGATCTTTACCTTGAATGTGTTTATATAACTTTTTCCAACCTCTTGCAGGTAAGTCTTTGTTATTAACATTTACAATAAAAGTGGTGGTGTGATCTAAACCCTTAATACCAAGTTCTTCACTTGGACAAATAGAGGTAGATTTACCAAAGCCGCTTTCTGAAATAATCATAATTTTTGCCATTGCTTTCTAATTGTTTATAAAGTTTTAAAATGTTTGATATTACCATACATCTGTACTGCAAGATGTTGTGGACATTCTGTATCTCGTGATTCTACTAAGTGAATAGACCTGTAATTTGGATACTCATGCAACTGATGTCCAAAGTGTGTGGTTAACCCATATTTTTCATCAGTAGGATTAAAAAGTGTAAAAAGATAATCACACTCTTCACTCAAGTTACCTGAGTCCTTAACATCCTCACCTGTAGGATAGATATATTCTCCATTAAACTTAAGTCTTTCTATGTTAGAGATAGATCTATTCAAGTGAACAATGTGGACAAATGTATAATGACAGAAATTTCTCAGTTCTACACTGTATTCTATCCATTTATCCATATTCTCTTTCATTGAATAACCTCTTTCTCTCTTAAGTTTTCTGATGTGGTCAGTAATGATAATAGTTCTCTTTTGTTTATCCTTATGGACATAACCTAAAAGTCTATTTTTCTTTACCTTTTTACCATCTTCAGTAGCTTCATACTCTTGAAAAGTAAACTCACCATTCTTTCTTGCATATTCAAGAATAGTATTTCTCATACCTGTAGGATTATCTCTGTCTTCCATAAACTGAATTACACCTTCTTTTAACTTTATACCTTTAGAATTATATTCTCCAAATAATGGAATAATCCTATTGGTATAAATATCTTCAAGTATAGTTTTATGTTCTTCAGTTAATGGAATGACTTCTCCTTCTCTATCTTGTAACTTACCAAGTAAGTATCTGCTTGATAAAAGATAAGTTTCTCCATTATGTGTAATTTCAGAGATACCATAATCTTTAAAAAAGAAAAAAGAAGCAAAGTCAAATTCCTTTTTCACTCTATCAATTTCATAAGAAAAATAAATTACAGTTAGTGGTATGTTATGTTCCAAACAATGTAATATTGGGTGTATTACAAAAGCAAAATCTACTAAAGTACTTTTACCAACCTTTGGACCTGCTGCTACACCATAAATAGCTTTCTTTTGTATTCCATCACAAGCTCTATCTAATGGTGCTAATCCTGTAGGTAATCCTTTATTCTGTCCTTCTTGTCCTAATTTAAGAGCTTCAATAAAATTCATTACTTCATAATTTTAGTAGTTGGGTCAACAATTTGTTTCATTCTGATTTCTCTTAATCTATCTACCCAATCAGTAAGTAGAGAAGTTTTATAATTACCTTGTCCATCAAAGATAAATCTCTCTGCCATCTTGACATATTTAGGATCTGTTGACCTAAGATACATCATTGTTGCTTCCAATACATCCTGTTTTCTAATGTCAGGATTTTGAGTAAAGAACATTTTCATTCTCTGAACACAAGCTTTCTTGTTACCTTCTCTTTCTTTGTTCTTAGAAGCAAAGAGTTTTCTAAACTCATTTACCCATTCCCATACACCATCTGTACTTTGTCCATCATATAATGCTATATGCCAATTGAGAGTATTAGTTTTGTAATCTCTCTCAACAATCCCTATAGTATTTACTGCTCTAACAGTAGCTTCAGGTATAAGGTCATCAGTAGTAAGTCCATGATATAAGGACAGTAAGTATAATAATGCTAAATCACACTCTACATTTGAGTTATGCAGAAACTTAACTAACTCTTGGTTAATTGTCATCTTTACAGTATTTAAGGGTTATTTAATCTTTTGAAATATAATCTCACCATCATTATTCATAATCTTTTTCCAAAGTAATGAATCATTTTGACAATCTATTTGACCACGTTTATATCCTTCATCATATTATCTTACATTTCTAAGTGAAGAAATCTTTGTAGTACTAAGCTCACGAAATTTGACAGCAATCATTTGCTCATTACTATCAATAACTAAAAAGTCATATCCACCTTGTTGTAGTAATCCTGTAGAAGGTTCTACTTTACAATTAGGATACATTTTCTTGAGATTATTAAATCTCTCTTGTTGATCTACACAGCTTGTAAATACTAATAATATTAGGATAAATAAGTATTTCATATTACTTGATTAAATTTGGTGGATAAGAATTGAGGATTGAGTCTTTATCTATAGGATCATCTTCAGTATAGAAATAATTTGTTTGTACATTCTCAGCAGCAGCTTTTAATGCAGCTTCTACATGAAGTTTAGCAAATTCAATCATTAGTTTACGTGCAGTCCATCCTTTACTTGGATTAGACTGAGCTTCTTTTATAAATTCTTCTGCTGTTGGTATCTTTTCCATAATATTATTGTTTTAAAATGTTAAAAAATAAACAACTAATGCCTTCTCAATAGGGTATCTATGTATGCCCAAACCCATACACTCCATGTCTGCCGACAGATACATTAACCTAATCACTAACATTTGAGAACTGTGAGATACAACTGACTAAAAGCACTCGTGTATTTATTAGTGTTAATCATTAGTTGTTTATAGTTTCGGTGACAGGACTCGAACCTGTATTTACACTTTACTTGTATTAGTTGTGTCTGATAGATTGGGTATCAATACATTTCCCGCACCACCTATTCTTAACCATTTGAATTACACCGAAATTTACTAACTTAATTATGCCCTAATACAACGATTTTCATCTGTCATTAAGTTAGATTATCTTAATTTTATCAGGATTTAAACCAATAAGAGCTTTCTTAGTCCATTCTTCATCTACAGTATTTGCATAATACACTATATAAATAGTAGCTTTTTCATCTTCTTCAACATTACACATTCTCATTACCTTTTGAATAGCAGATTCTTCTCCACTTCTCATCTGATGAAATATACCTGTCTTAAGATTAGGAAAAGTTACACCCATATTAGTCATCTCACATACAGCAAGTTTATTGAGTTCTCCATCCATAAACTGAGTAAGAATGTTGGGATTTACTTTAGAGTGATAACCTGTAGCAAACTCATCAGCAACTTCTGTTCTTGCAGTAAATATAAGACATCTCTCTTGGTCTTTGATAAGTTTTTTAACTCTTTCAATTTTAGTTCTTGACTTGTAAATAAGTTCAGCTCTTCTTGAAGCTTCTGCCATTTTTACAAATTCAAATTTCTTATTGTTCCAAGCCATTTTCTTAAACTTCTCAAATTGTGCTGTATGATACTGATAATTAGCATATTCTGTAGTAAGAAACTTTGCATCTTTAGAGCCTGCTTCAATATACTTGTTAGTAGCATCTAATGTAACAGGTACTAAGATAATTTCATAATCAGCAACAATGCCCATCTCTATAGCTTGTTCTATAGTAAATTCAAATATTTTCTGAAGACCTAATTCTAACTTTAAAGTTTTTTCAGTTTCTTTTGAAATAGAACCTGAAGCACCTAATAGTCTTCCTTTAAAATCTTTTAACAATAACATTTGTGCATCACTAAGAGTATGTACTTCATCACATATTATTACATCATACTTAGATAAGTCTTCTTTACTTAAACTTCT